ATGTCTGGACTGATCAATCCACATGCGGCCCCGGAAGAAGCAGCCTATGCGCTGCTGATTGAGCTCGTTCGCGCCCAGCGCGTGCCGCAATATGAAGGCGAAATTTCCGGCCTGCTGGCGATGTACGACGAAGCCGTTAAACACTTTAAAGAGAAAGAGACCGAGCGTTAGGCGTGGACATCGTGGTGCGAGAAAAGTGTGACGCCTGCGGAAGCCGCGCAGGCGTTGGCTGGATAGCGGCTTGGGTCATCAGCTGCCGCGGTAGGTAGAGTATCCGTACTGACTGAGCAGCAGCGGGATATGCAGTTTTTGATTTTGCTTTGTGACATTGAAAATAACCGGAATCACCGGGAAGAACGTATTCATATTTTGGCTTTTAAAATAGTCACCGGTTTTAAACGTCACTTTATACACCCCCAGCTCCATATTCTCCGCCTGCGGATAGAGCGACTTAATCCGCCCATCGGCATCCGTTTTACCGGTGGCGATATGCTGCCAGCTCTCCCCCTGCTGTTTATCCAGCTCAATCTGCACCCCCGGTGAAGGGAGCCCGGTTTGCTGATTAAGAATGTGTACGCTGAGCGTCCCCTCTGGCGCCGCCAGCGCGCTGAAGCTGAGTAGAGAAATTACGGAGGCGATAACTAATTTCATAATCGTAACCTTATTGGGCAAGTGAAAGTGCCCTAACTATAGTCAGCGCGGCGGGGAAAAAAATTAAACTTTTTGTTATCAGATTGCGGTTATTTGGCGGGGAATGGTACAACTGGGTGTACTCTGAAACAGGCCGCAAGCGGCCTCCTGCACAGAGAAGTCGGCTAACAGATATGGTTTGCGAAGCCACTTTTCATCTTGAAAAGTAGATTTTTTCCGGATAGCGGGTAACGAACGTCCGGGACCTACCGCTGATATTTATACCGTTAGACGCTCGTTGTCAGAAGAGGGATTGATTGTATATAGACTTTGGATAAATGTTTGGCCAGGATGGGAGCATAGCTTGTCACTGATGCACTCAATTTTACAAGGAATAACCTGATGCCATTACCCGAACGTTTGCAACCAGCCAAAGTAAACCGCCAGAAACTGAAACAGCTAGCGGACATGGCCGAAGAGATACTGGCGCAAATTGATAACGGGGCTAAGGAAGAGGATGCCGGGTTGAAAATGTTGATAAATGACTGGAATAGCCAGGTTATTAACCCGTATGCATTCTCTGATTTCCGGGATTTCTCTTCATGGACCAGTGCAAAAGACTTCACCCGGATGGCGTTTAATCAGGAAAAATACGTGGCGGATTTATCCTGGGATGAGCTGATTCAGATCATCCAGTTTGTGTGTCAGGCCGAAGGTAAGGAATCTGAACAAAGCTACGCGCTGGGACTGCTTGAGAAAAACTTTGATGCCAATCCATCCGACCTTATCTACTGGCCAGATGAATGGTTTCAGGATAAAGACATGCTTCATGTCGATTTGACGCCTGAAGAAATCGCCGGATACCTGATGGCAAAATCTGGCCGGCGGCTAAGCGATGCGCCGCACATCGAGCTGAAGTATCCTATCCCTTCAAATATTTAAGGTGTATTACCCTGCCCGCAAAATGTGAGTACGGGCCCCGCTCCAGTGAGGAGTCTACCAGGTATATAGCCTGCGGATATTCAACGTAATGCGCGACTATTATGAATAGTTCAGTGTAACGAACCATGCATAATTTGCGTTATGTCCGACGCCCTTCAGAAGCCAGCGATAGTGTAAGTATCACTGCAAAAAGCAGGGCGAGGCTAAACGTTGTCTTGCAATAGGTAGACCAGGCGATCAACTACTGATGAATCCGTTTAACGCTCCGCCAGGCGCCAACTCAATGAATGCCAAGTCATCGACAGCATGCACATCTTTGCTGATGAGTTACCACTTAATAAACCCCTGAGTGCTATCCAGGATTGATAGCGGAAACTAGAGGATAAAAGTACATAGCTGCAAAGGTGTTCGAGTTAGTCGGTTACGTCGTGCCCATGAACCTATTTTCGGGTAATCTGGATGTTGCTATTACCGCGGATGCGGAAAGTATTTCTCCATTTTCACGAACTCTGGTTCAACCCATTTAGGCCCCTTCACTACTTGACCATTCTTACCAGTCATCAAAATTCCGGCCTGATATAATCGGTCAAACGACTCGATTAATTCCGCATTTGTAATGTGCTCTGTTCGCCCCCTGATGATTAATGGGTCTAATCTGTACAAAGGAATCTTGTACGCAAGCGCGGTTAGCAGGTCATCAATAGACTCATCACGAAGCATTGCCTTAAATCTTTCAAGTTCAATATCTGACATGTGAAATCAGGCTCCTGTTCCTTTAATATAACGAACGAGTATTCATATATTACCCAAGCCTTAATATTTTTGAGGAGGGCTCCTGACAGCAACTGTATCCTACCACAGCCGCCATGCTTAGCGCTCGCTGATTATCGGTCTGAAAACATGATGCGGGTAATGAAGTGCCCCTGCTGTTACGTGTCGTTGGCTGACAATAATGCATTCCAGCTCACGCGCATCAAACGGTGCTAAAGGCCACCGCCATCAGACAGTTTATAGGGTTTGTCCTTAGTTTTGATATATCGACCTGGCGGGCTGCGAGCTTCACCTGGGGTATCTCCTTTCATTGAACAGGAATCTCCCTCCACATGAATGTGGATTTCAATGAATCATAGAAGACATTGAGGTAATGGAATATTTGAAAATGCCGCGTATATACTGGGCTGAGTAGACTTCAGGGGACGCTAAGAGAAGTGAGTATGGCACGCCCTACAGGATTCGAACCTGTGACCTACGGCTTAGAAGAAAGTAGAGCGTTAAATAACACACTGTAATCACACATGTTTTCCGCGTTCGCATCCGGTTTTGTGTCTTTTCGTGTCGTTTGAATACATCCCTGTCTTTATCGTGCATTCCTGTCACGCCACATCTACGACACAGCAGCCACGTGCTGACGGCAACTAAACAACCGCATTGTCCTGGCGCACATCGCAGATAGTAAACGTCACGACGCCAATGACAGTAACATCGTCAAGGGCTTCGCCCTCGATCGCTTCGCCATCTTCGGTAATCAGTGACTTTCCTCTCAGCGTGGCAAGTTCCGTTCCGCCGCCGTGCTGGATCAGAACCTGACTCCCCTGCTTTGGCTTCAGGGAGATATCCAGCACAACATAACCGCCATCCCTTTCGAAAACGCGGGTGTTAGGCCCGACATTGCAGATCGAGTTAACGGACAGGCGCTGTTCTACGTAGTCCGTCGCGGGTGAAGGGAATCCCATTAGATCACCCTCCCCATGTTGGCCATCATCCACAGCCTGTTTTCACTATGGTCCGGCGTCTTATCGACGAAATACGTCTGCTCACGTGCGATCCAGGAGTTCGCCTCCACCTCGGTAAAGTGGATGCCGCGCCGGCGCAGCGCGGTAACGAAGTCTCTGGTGTGAAGGTACTGGAACCCCTTGGAACTGCGCAAAATGGACTCGCGGAAAGCCGCGGCGATGTCTGACTGTCGAAGCATGATCTGCCCTCCGATAAACACTGTTTTTATATACAGTAGTTTTAAACAAGAAGCAGATCAAGCAGGCTAACAACTGCCATGCGTTAAATAGTAATGCCTCTGCGCCTGGCATAGCTCTGAATATATGCGTACATGGAGGCCTCTTCCGCATTCGTCAGCGCTCTGTTCCAAAGCATTGCCAGCATGATCTCCGTTGTTGCTACCGTAGTCCCAGATGGTCCACGCGTACCAATACGGAGAGTGGCGGTGTTGCGCAGGTCACGAACGTTACCCGATACCAGTGCCTGTGAAGCCTGCGTGCTCTTGGTGAGGTTTTTTACATAACGGTTGCCGGCGGTTCCTGAAACACCCGTCCCGTCAATTTTCCCCAAAATAGCCCTCCACCAGGTGTTATCTGCCGCCGCAAGAGAAGTTGGAAGCCCAGATTCTGCAGTCAATACCGCAGAGTTAGCGTTCGATGCGGTTCCGGCAACGCCGGTATAGGATGCGCCAACCATCTGCTGCGTGCCGACGGCCTCAAATACGAGCCCGCAGCCTTGCGCCGTAACCGAGTTGCCGCTTTCGGTAATAACGTTATTAAAGTTGGTAAACAACGGCAGGCGAACAGTTTGAGGGGCATATATTTTGGCAACAACAATCATTGTTGGGTTTGCCATTTCAGCAATATTAGTGTCGATATAATTGGTTAACGACAACTGAGAACTATATTCCGTCACATGATTTGGTGTTCCTACAATAGTAGGCTGGACTCCGCCAGCCACCTGGTTTACCCATAAGCCTTTAGAGCCACCAAACCACACGCCCTGAAGTCCATCCATAACAGGAACATTAATGCCCATTGAAAAAGACTGAGCATTTACATTTTTCCCAATAATTACTGCACCCATTTTTAGGCCTCTTCAGTAGCTGTAATAATGTCAGCACCGCACCAGTTTTGCAGTGCGTACGGTTTACCATTTAGTTCAGAAATTGATTCTGCTGCTGGCGATCCGGTCACCAGTTCCCATTTATACGTTGATAATGAGTCGTCACTATCAGCGATATTGTGAACGCCAGAATGATAGGTTTTATCTCCAAGCCAAATATTTACCGGAGCAACCAGTTTTCTTGATGCGACAATTTTAACTACAACGTCAGAAGCTAATGTCACGGTCAAATCTGAACCATGCAAAACCCCCTGCGCATCTTTTATAGTAAAACCTTTATCAGCAAAACTTGTTGCCACATTTCCTACATATCCGGGAGTAAATTTAACTGGAGGGACGGGAACCGAAAAAGCTATGTTAACCGTATCTTCGCTAAAAATAGCCTCACGCATGCGGAATACCGGCCTGCCGCATCCCCTTTGCACTAAATCCATAACCTTGCCTGCATCGCAACCGAACCAGCGATATGAATTAGCAAACATGTGGTTGTCGTTGCCATCAGGATTCACTGGTTTTGGCAAATGTCCCACCGGATTAACAAATGTCGCTAACCCTGGGTTGTTGTCGCAGAAATCAAGAAGTGCGCGAGACACCGCCATTGAATTTGAATCAGAGGTATACGTGCCACCCAGTTGATAGTTATACCAGTGCGGTGGCAGTGTCTGACCAAAAATAGCCATCCCATCCGTGCAAATGTTGTTATAGAGCGCATTCAATGCAGTCATATACGCATCGTACGCCGTTGAGCCATCGTTCTCACCCTGCATCCACATGAAGCCACAGAAGCGCGCCGTCTTTCCTGCAGCATCTGCTGCAGCTTTAATAGCCTGAAGCGCGGTAATTACGTGATTATAGAAGTTGGGCGTCGCTCCTTTACTGAGCTGCGCGATGGTTTTTCCCCCAACACCACAACATGCGCCGGCAAATATTCGCGACGAATCATTATCAACCATCAACCGCTGGTTATGCAGCAACTTACCGAAGTTAAGCCAGCCAGAAAGCGGGGTTTCACCGAAACTACCGGATGAAGGGCTGAGAGTGCCATCATCTAGCTGTCGCACCTCAATTAAATTATTGAGATTGCTGTTTCCTACCGGGCCAAACTGATCTGATGTCGTGCCGCTAACGTAATTAGAGCCTCTCGGAGAATTGCCAAGCATCAGGTTCCCGAACATGTTCAATACAGAGAGAGGCACCTGGCTATTTGTTCCGACAGAAAAAGACTGCCCATAAACAATATATATGTTTATATCTGCTGTCGGCATCTGTGTCAGATAATAACGCTGCCGTATAGCCCCGGCGACCAGAGATAGAGAGTTGTTAGCAATTCTTGCTACAGAATCGGTACCTGAAACCTCACCATCAACCCTAATTTTCGTCTGGAGTTTAAAGTCTTTAGTTAGCCTGAGAAAAACAATCCCGTCAGGGTCCTGCATCGTAATAATGTCAGAGCTATTCCCATCAACATAGAACCTAATGGCACTTGACTCAATGCCAATATTGTTCCCAAGCATAGATACAATTTGTTGTATCCAGTCATATTTAACTGTGATACCTAAACCTTTAGCCACTCCATTATTGAAGCTGGCGAGAATGCGACCATCCTCATCCTGAACAGAAAACCCATCCTCTGCAACTTTGAAAAAAGAAAAAATGGCATTTTCAAGCAACTCAGGCATAAGAGATACTTTGCTTGTTTTAAACCCTACCCCATTATCATCCATTGAAACTTTGGCGGCTGAATAACCATCCTGATCGCAAAAATCAACAAGAGTTTCACTGTCTCCATTTTGATAAATGCTTTCTGCTACAGAATCGGCTTTCACTTTTGCCTCATCAACTGCAGCCTGTGACGGCATTTTCCTCCCGGTAGGTTCCAGGGTCCCTCCGTTATTAATAACTTCAATAGCCAGCGCGCTATCGTCAGGGCTGCGGTAATACGTGGTAGACCCCACTGGGATATTTGCGATATCTGCCTGCGCTGCTGCCAGTGTCATGTACTGCCTGCTCAGGGGAATTAAGTTCTGCCGAGTTTCCTCAACAACCTTATCCCCTTCCGCCTTAATTCCGTCTACGGTGTAGTGCTCACCTCCCAAGCGATCGGTGTATTTCAGTTCGGTGCTGGTAACAACCTTATCCAGCATGGCGCCGGCATAAACTGCATCCCGGATATCCGTGCTCGGAACAGCGTTATCTGTGGGAGTTGGTAACGGTACTTCTGCCATTGTGCATGTCGCCCTATAAAAGGCGCACGAAGCCCTCAGAAGTGAATCTGATGGTGTGCGCGAAGTTGGTAATTACTGCTGTGTGTTACGGATAAATCGAGTCTGAATACTCAGTGAGTGAGAGGGTTTGAGTATCGTCACCGTTGGGTTTGGCGCTATCGACGCGCCAGATTGTGGAGTTCAGTTCCGAATCGGTAGCGATAAAATACCGACTCGGGTTTTGTACCGTACTGCGGTCATAAATGGCCAGGTCGAAGGTATCGGCTGCTGCCTGAAATGCTTTGGGCTTGCCGCTTACCGGATAAGCTCGCCAGCGCCCGCGGTAATTGCCGAGGCTGTCGGTCATCACCACCCACATATCGCCGAGTGAGAAGTCGATACGCTCTGACGTCGAGAACACATCCCCGGAGCGCCCGGTGATGTATCCAGTCTGCTGCGCGTTGTCGTACATGTCCGGACACTGAACCACCGTACCTCGCACCACCTGCGTCGACTCCAGCACTTTCACTGTCATGGTCAGGCGTGAGTAAAGGATTTTCCTCGCCTCAAGCCAGGCCCGATCGGTCGCCTGAGTGGCGTTCCGGCAGCCGTCCAGGCTGATCTGCATCGCGTTAACGGTAGCGTCCTCAACCTCGGTGATGCCGCTGCTGTCGATCTGCAGGTAGATGTAAGCCTTCTTGTTCGTCAGGGGGTCGACGTAGTCCAGCGCCACTCCGTCGTAACCGCCGGGCAGAGACATTTGCCAGGCGACCTTGTACTCGTCCCAGAACATATTGGATCGAGCAAAAACCGCATCGGGATTTGTCACCTTCTCATCACGCCAGAATGTCAGTACATCGCCGATGTTATTGCCGTCAACGCGGGCCACATTGGCGATCGTCGCTATTTTCTCTCCCAGCGACTGCTTCTCATCCGAGAAGGTGTAATCGAAATACCCAAGCGCCTCATCCGTCAAAGAGTCGGCAATGGCATAAAGAGCTGCGACGTCAATACTGGCCACGTCCTGCTTACCCACAACCACCCACTCATGCAGGATAGCGTCAGCAAACGAACGACTCGGCCGCAGCGTGTAATCGACCGCGCCGGTCGTCCGGTCGTAGCTGATGGTATGCCGCTGCGCCAGCATGTTGTACTTCTGCTCACGGTTGCTGTTGCTGTCATTCGACCCTTTAATCGTGATGCGGGCAATCGTGTCTTCCGGATACACGACGTTTTCGCGCACGTTCACCGCGTGGATCGCCATCAAAGTTACAATGTTAGCGTCATTGCTGTTGTCGAGACGCTCGATGGTGACCGCATAGCGCCCCGCTCCGGCTGCCGGGACAAACTTGTGCGTTGTGCGGAAATACCGGGTCGTCACCTGGAAGTCGTTATCGAAGAAGTAATCGTGCTGCTCGGATGTACCAGGCACCTGATTGTTGTCGTCATCGACCTGCCAGAACTTGATCCGGTATTGCGTTGTGCCGGCCGTCGCGCCGAGCTGAACCAGCACATGCACCCAGACTTGCGTCGAGACGATCGGAGATACTGACGGTCCAATAACCAGAGGAGTCTGGTCATTCAGTGTGAACAGCGTCGCGTTTATAACCGCATTGCCCGGCAGAGACGTAATCTCTCCGGAGAGCTCACCAATATAGAACGTCGTGTAAGAAAGCGTATCGTCGCCAATAAAGCTCTCCGAGGAGATGATGTTCCCGGCGCCGGTGACATTCCGCGTGACGCTTGTGCCGCCATCGTTCCAGGTGGCATTGATGACGAATGAAACTGGATGCGGCACCGCCAGCGCAGCGAAGTAGGCAAAGTTGTCATCGTTCGACAGCACGACAGCCTTTAACTGATTACTCTCGATCGCCACCGATGTCGGCGCCGTCGTGGTCGCTGTCTGGGCCGGGAAGTCCTGGCTTTCGTTCAGGCCGGGGACTGTCTCGTTATCGACGTCATCGAACTGATACCCCACCTCAATCGTGCCGATCACGTCACCGGGGTTATAAATCGCAGAACTGGCGCCAGCCAGGCTGCCGAGGTTCGATTCCGAGTAGCGGATCGAGGAAATGGTGTACCGGCCGTAACCGACTTCAAACCACTCCGTGAGTTGCTTGTTATTGTCGACGAACTCAAACAGCGCTTCCTGAATCAAATCGGGAAACACGCGGCACTGGCCATAAATGTTCGGGCGCCCCTTGTAGAGCCGCGCGCGGTTAGTCTGGCCGGTCAGGTCGTTATTGGGGGATTCGCCCGTCGCCACCGATACTGACGCGCTCGGCTTATTTGACAGGCCGAACACCTTCAGCGCGCCGGAGAGGATTTTCGTGACCGGACGCAATATCGTGGTGATGAGTTTGCCAACCCCGCCCTCTGGCTGGTCGAACACAGCCACGACGTCGCCGGATCGCAGTGGCCGGCTGATATCGTAATCGTCAGGCAGAGCTCGGCCATTCAGCTTCACGATAACATCGCGGTGCAACTGAAGAGAATCTAGCAGGCTCACCAGTGTGGTGCCGGCATCTACCGTTCCCCGCTGCAGCGGTGCGCCAGGCAGCCTCTGTAACTCATATCGCACCATGCACCATGTACTCCACTTTGCTGTAAACCTTCAGTAATGCCAGCGGACTGTCGCAGCGCACGAAACCGAATTCGCCGCGGGCATGCAGGCACTTAACCGGGCTGATCATCACACCGATATGCGCAGGCACTTCGCCGCGGTAAAAAACGGCGATGCAGCCGGTTACCGCCACCGGCACACGCCGCCAGTGGGCGTGTTCCTGTTCGTAGCAGGTGATGAAATCCGCGCCCGATTCGTAGCCGGCGATGTGATGTAGCTCCAGACCGAGCACATGCCGGTAATAGAGAACCACCAGGCCCCAGCAGTCAATCTGCTCAAAACTGCAGGCGCGATTAGCCCAGGGCTTGCCGTTAACAAGCCCGATAAAGTCGCTCTGTGTCATACGGTGATCAGCCCGGGATAGTCTTTCGTTGTGTAAATGATGGAGTTGGCCAGCGTCAGCGGATTAGTCTTGCCGGCGGTCACGGTGACGTTGCTGGCATCGGCTGAAATGTCGTTCACGTAAAGCGTCCAGTCTTTCAGAGATGATGCATCGCCGATCGCGTTCCACTGCTGATACAGGCACTTTATCGGCGTCATGCGCGCCGCCCCGCGCCAGCTTTTCAGTGTCTGCCGTACATGTTCCGTCGCGGCGACAAAAGTGATCGTCATGGATATCACTGCCGTTCCGTCCTGCGCCGGTTCTGTTACGCTGAACCGCGCAGGCTCGAATGAGTTGCCGCCAAACGTCGCCGGGCGAAACAGGTTATTGACCACCCGGTAATAACCAAACGCAGGGTGATAAAACTCCACCGTCTGTTTGATATCGCTTGCCGGCCGCCGCTCTTTCCATTCTCGTAATGTTGGCATCAGTCAGCCCTCGGCATCACTTCGGTTATCAGGTAATCCAGCCAATAGCCGTAGCCCGGCTGCGCCTCGACAATCCAGTCGTCGTAATCTTCAGTAATGTCCTCGATACCGTTGCTGATGACCGTTGCGGTCCAGGTGACGACGCTGCCGTTTTTGCTGGTTTGCACCGGCATGTCGACGAAATGCAGCGTCTGCTGCTGCACACCCTGCGTGTCACCCAGGTCGATCGGCATCTGGAACCAGTTGCGTCCGCGGTCGCAGTATGTCGGCGAGCGCAGCCATGACTTAAATCGCTCAGCCTGGGCAAGCGTGAAAATCCACTGCAGCGTCCAAGTTGCTTTCAGGTCCGTGGTAATCGGCGTGATTATCAATGGACCGACCGCCGTCTGCGTCGTCTGCCAGGCTGTATCCTGCGTCATGTTCTGATCGGCACGCTGGGGCAGTGGCAGGAACGGAGGGTATTGAACTGTTGCCACGTTTCCTCCGGGCATTAAAAAACCCGCCGGAGCGGGTTTGGTTTAATCAAGAGGTACAATCCTCTCTACCGTCAGGCTTACTCTTTGTATTGCAGCCATATCCGAGGAGAAAAACATAAGAAACTTATCTCTTACCGTTGCTTCCTTTTTGGTATCAAGGAATAGCCGATCTAAGAAATCGGACTGTTCTTTCCTAAGTTTATATATTTCATTAAGACGGTTCCTGACGCTGGGATCATCAAAGCTATACCGCTCAATGTTATGCGCAAAATCGTTACGCATTCTCCTGAAGATATCAAGGTAGTCACGAACAAAGTTGCGTATCAGCCCCAACCTGTAGGCCATAGCTATCTTTGATTCAAGCGTTCCCAAAGGGGCGGCCGGCCCAGTAAAGAGCTCATCTCTTTTGTTATCACTTTCTAACAGGAAGGCGCAAATTAACTCCGTCAGACCTCGTTCGATAATGCTCGAAGCGAGAAGCACCGCACCTCTGTCGCTTTCGGCCGAGAGCATCCTGTAATTGCTGAGTATTGCTGCGCCCATTTCAGGTCCTGAGAGAGCTTCTTCTGTATTCATTAAAACGCCCCGTTCGCTTTCGTTGATAAACCAAACTTCCCTATCATACCTGATGTCATTGGGCCATTGCGGTCAAGATCGGTTAAAAAACCTTCTATGGTTACAACACCGCCTTCCTGGCTGGCCAGCGCCTGGAATGAATGCTGTCCGCCACTGGTCTGGTCATAAAACTGGATGTTTACCTGGACCTGGCCGCCATTCATATCCTTATTGCTGATGACCTTCCCGTTATCGCCAGGGATCATGTACTGCTTGCCGGTGCTGGCCTGGTAAATCTCTGGCTTACCTTTCTCGCCGACCTGATACAGGCCGCCGGCTGATACCGGGCCGCCGTTGTAGCGAGCGCCGGCAAGCGCAAGCCCGCTGGCAAGCCCTACTGTCGAACTGATACCAGCTGCAGCCGGGCCAGCGTTAGCACCGAACGAGGCGAGCGATGCCATCGCGGCCGCCGGAGCCCAGGCCGATGCGGTAGTTGCCGCCAGCCCGACTGATGTCGCCACCGATGCGGCACCGAGCGTCTGACCGAGGATGTAGTTTTTCAGCGCTTCGACGCCAACCTGGACAATGCTGTTGATCACGCTGTTCAGGATGGTGTTGCCGAGCGACCGCATCGCCTCCTGTGCTGACATTGTGCCGGTTAGCAGGCCGGTGATTGCATTGGAGGCATTCCCGCTAAAGGCATCCACCGCACTCGTCAGCATGTTATAGCCGAGGCTTTGCTGGCTGAGGATTTCCCATTGAGCTGCGATCCGCTGCTGCTCATACTGCCGGTCAGCGGCATTTTTCAGCGCCAAAGCATTCTCATGAGCGAGAACCCCTTGCTGCTCGAACTGCTGAATCAGCGCCAGCTCCTGCGCGTGCTGGTTGGCCAATTGCTGCACCGGGTCAACTTCTGCAAGTGCCTGCTTGGTGGGGTTAACCACCTGCTGCGAGCGTATTTTGGCAAGGTTGGCCTGATGCTGCTGCTCCATCTGCTCAGTGGCTGCGTTGTACTCCTGCAGATCAATCTTCCCGGCGTTCAGCGCCGCTTTCAGGTTCTGCATGGATTCAGCGTAGGATTTATTCTCCGCCTGTTCCGGAATGGCATTAAGCGCCTCTGTTACCCCCTTCGCCGCTGCGGCTGAATCCCATGCGGCTGCTGCGTATTTGCCTGCTTCCTGAATCTGCGACTTAGTTGCAGCGCTACCGAGTGACTGCTGAGCACGCAATATCGCCTGCTCCCGGCTTAACTCCTGCGTTGAGCCAGCAGCAAGTTCTGATTGCTGGCGCAGATTTTCAAGTTTTTGGGCTACTGATTCTGTGGCTGAAGCTGAACGTTTATCTTGCTGTTCTCCCTTTCTCTGAGCCTCCTGGCGGGCTTCTTCTGCTTTCTGAAGGTCGTAGTTTTCTCCGGCCAGATCGCCAGCCCTTGATATCTGGTTTGGGTTATCAGTGACCTTCGCTGCCTGCATTCTGGCTTTTGTCACTGCTCTTTGGCGTTCATCCTGAATTTTCAGTAACTCGTTCTGCTCTTCGAGGTTAAGAATTACTTTGTCGCCATCAGCGGTAGGAGGAGAAACCTGCAGCGCTTTGGGGTTGAAGTTTTGTCCAGCCTGATTTGCTCGGGTTATTTCATCAGCAGTGTTGCCGAAAGCCTTCGCAACCGCGCTCTGCACCTGCTCAAGTGACCAACCCTTTTGGATCAGCCCATCATGCACACCCATTGAAGTGAGCATGTTGTTTGTTAATGTTCTGTTGGCTTCAGCTGCAGTTTCCTGAGTTTGCGCCAACTTATCTTGAGCGTTGGCAAGATCCCTTGATTTCTTGGCTAACTGGTCAGAAACCTCAGCCTGCTGACGGGCAAAATCAGCACCTTGGCCCAATGATTCAGCTACAGCTTGAGCTTCTGGGGTGAAATTACGATATCTAGAACTTAAAGAGTCAACCTCTGCCTGCAGATCAGAAATTTCATCTTTCTGCGCTCTAATAGACTCGTTAGCATCGGCGATGGTGCCCCTGAGCTGGGTATTATTCATCGCCTTCATTGAGGCGTTTACTTTGTCCAGACTATCGGCAAAGCGGAGCACCTCCTCTCTGGCTTGTTGAGCTTTCTGCCAGAAGTAGAAAATGGCTGATGCTGCCAGCATGGCGGCGCCACCGGGCCCGCCTATCAAAGAAAGAGCTCCACGAGCAAGGCCTATACCTACCGAGGCAGCACTTGCTGCAGCCGCCGCTCGTGCAGATGCCGCGGCTTGTGCAGTTTCTGCCTGCGCCAAAGACAATGATGCTGCACTTGCTCTTGATTTAGCTGCAACTAACGCATCCAGCGCAAGCATTTCAGCTGCGCTACCCTTGGCCACATTATATTCTGCCTGCGCTAAGGCAAGGGAGGACAAAGCCGCCTCTTTGTCTGCAACCGCCTTTCTCTTCACTGACGTAGCAGCAATTAGCGCAGACTGAGCGGCCTGGGCATTGGCAGTGGCCTGACGCTGGGCTGCCAAAGCAGACTGGATCTGAGAGGCGGCAGACATTGTCAATGCGCCGACATACCGACTTCCCATAATTGCCGCTGCAGCAGTTAATGCAGCGCTCAGAACGCCAATGTTTTCACTGGCCGTCACAACTGCATCATTAAAAATAGCGGCACCAGTTTTAACGGTAGAGTTTTCGCCAAAGAATTTAGTTACGTTGTTACCAGCAACCTGCAGTGCCTGGCTGATCGTCGTCGTTGTATTGGCGAACTCTTTCCCGATCACTGCTCCTTGGGATAGAAGCCCATTAACAACAACGTCGGTTGTTAACTTGCCCTGCGCAGCCATGTTCCGCATTTCGCCGATGCTAACGCCCATCGAGTCAGCGAGAGCGACAATAAGACGGTTACCCTGTTCGTTTACAGAGTTGAATTCCTCGCCGCGCAAAGCTCCAGAAGCAAGGCCCTGCGACAACTGAATAATCGCGTTCTCGGCCTCTTGCGCCGTTGCTCCTGATACAACGAACCCTTGGTTTATGATTGTGGTTAACTTCGCCAGATCATCTGCGCTGGTCCCGTACTGCCTGGTTGCCCTTTCCAATCTTGCGTAGAGGGATGCCGTTGCATCTAAACTACTGCGAGTTTGCTGAGTAATGTTGAATACGCGCTCTGTTACATCAGCAAGTTGCTCGTTAGCCCGCAGTGAGTTAGCCAACTTGTTATTTACAGTTGCCCAGGCATCTGCATATTCAGAAACTTGTCTCACGGAAAGAGCAGCAGACAAAGCAACAGCCACGCCTGACAGGCTTGACATAGAGCGCTCAGTGTTATTCACGGCGCGCGTAGTGCCATCGAAACCACGTTCCATCAGATCGAGGCGTTGATTAACGCGCTGTTGCGCTACAAGCAAGCCCTGCACGTCCATTTCAATATCGTAATAAATGCCGCCAGCGTTCTCAGCCATTTGCTATCTCCGGGCAATAAAAAACCCCGCCGAAGCGAGGTCTTTGTTAGAACCATGAATCAGAAATTGTTGGATTCTTTTTTATCTTTATATCTCTTTACTTCTTTATCCAGTTCTTCTTTTGACACAAACTCATACCGCACACTTACATACCCTTTTGACATTGCATCCATTAACCGTCCTGGTGAAGGTTCAACGTTTAAGGTGATTGTCATGCCATCTTTCTGATACTTTCTTTGCCATGTGCCGCACGACTCATCTTTTATGCACTCATAGAAATCTGCCCCATCACGGCTTACCTTTTCTTTAATTTCAACTGGGCTACCATATTTTTGCTCAAGCTTCTGAGACATATCACCGTAAACTTTCCTTCCTTGGTTAAAAAAGTACCCATTAGCATCTACAGGAGTTGAGAATGAGACGCTTGTTAATCCGAGCCCCCCCATAAAACCAAGAAAATATCGACCTTCAAAAGATGCAGGTTTTGGTGCGGTGTCAGCACTTATAAAACCGACAAACCCTGTGTTATTGACTTTTGTTCCTGCAAGTTTTTGATCTATTGTCTGTTGGATAGTTTGCCCCCATTTGAATCCAAACGGGGCATCCGGTTTGTTATCACAACCAGTTAGCAAAAAAATAGCAGCTAAAATGAACATATAAAAACGACTTACCATATCCCTATCCCCATCAGTAAAAGTATGAAAATCGTAGCAAACCAAACATCTTTAGTCTGCCCATCCTTCGGACTTTTTCTTATTGAGGAGAGCATCCAGGCCGGCTATGTCCTTCTGCTTCTTGAGGATCGTCGCGAATTGCCTGTAACCATGATGTCCAGGGGCAAAGAATTGCCCATTATCGTACATGCTAGGATTTTTCTTCATGGCAGACATAGCTAATGGGGCAAGGGCTATTTGCTGTTGGCAGTAATGAATTGCCTTCTCGAGGTTCTTACCAGTATCGCGCAGTTTATAGTGCTTCTTAATTTTCTCTTGAAGGTCAAAGTGGATCTTTAAAATCACATCATCAGGCAGCCCACGAAGACCTTCGAGCCACTCTTCTTCTGTCATACCCCTATCCCCACTGGTTAGTTTTGGACAGATTAGCAGGGATATATCAGGTTTCAATGCAACCAAAAGCAAAAAAACTCACCGAAGTGAGGTTGTCTCTGTACTTAATCGGCCCAGCCAGATTTAGTATTGATTGCCGACTCTGCCATTGTGTACTTGGCTACTACATCGTCTTTAAACAGGATGGTAAGTTCTTTCTTGGTGCCGTTAGTTCCATTATGGAAGAGGCCATAGAAAGGTATGAACGTACTCCCGTTAACTTTTACTTTGGCGAAGGCGTACTTCCATATCTCATTACCACCGTCAGTATACGAAACTGAATCCGGGGAGCCGAATGTTGTTTTAACCTCGGCCTTGGTGGTTTTCCCTTCCTGCAGTTTAGACTTTACGCTAACTTCGGTTTCCTTGCTGAGTTGCTGGTTTCCTGAGGAAGCGCAGCCTGCCAGAGTTAAAGCAATCGCAGTAGCGACTAAAATTTTCTTCATTTCCTTGATCATCCCTTTGGTATTGTTCGGACTAATCCTAACAGGGATGAACTTGAACGACAAAGCCCAACTGAGTGGGCCATTAAAAAACCACGAATTTGTGGGTTTCATGCTTCGGTAAGCACGCCAGGAACGCCGGGCAATGCCAACTGGCCTTGCTTGTCCAGTTGCTCAATGCGTGAAAGTAGCTGGGGCTTCTTCTCTTTCCCCCACCGGCGTAACAGGCGACCAGACATACTGGCAACATCCTTCTCTTTCAGGAACTCCAGCATGACGGCGTTACGCTCTTCTTCAAACTGGCGCCGCCCAACCTGAAGCATCGCGTACATCCAGTTGAAGGCGTTGATGTAGGCGATCTTGATACGCATCGCCTCTTTTTTGGTGTATGACATAACCAGAAGCATCAATCCATCTTTGCGGAGTCGATAGAATTTCTGCGGCTTTCCGTTCTGCAACTCATTGTTTTTATAGCAAACCTCAAAGTTGAGTTTTGTATCGAATTCTTCCGGGCATGCCTTAATAGTCTTTTCGATATCACGAATAACGTTGTCAGGACGTTTCCCAAATGCCTTCGCTACCATAAACGAGTCAGTTACCGGGTCGTTATCGGCCACAAAAATCAGATCGCGGAAGTCTAACCCATTAATTACTGTTGGATATTTCATATCGGTTTACCTTTGAGTGATGAACCTTGTCGCACAGGAAACCGGCCCACAGAAGGGCACCGACAGCCAGCCGGCATCCTCAAGGGTCATCCTGAAAGGTTCTGTGTTAAATGCGCGTGCGAGGCGCGTCAGAAGTGAGTCGGCATTAGCCGATCACGAACAAATGGATGTAAAAAAGCCCCGCGAATGCGAGGCTGATATTCAATTAGTGCTGAGGTTAATTCTTCGTGCGGCTTGTCATGGATCGCTCCTGCTCTATCATCGCCTGCCAGCGGCGATCGTCTTCGTCCATGACCGTGTCGTACTCTTCGCGCGTGAAGCCGTTCTGATTTGGGTACTTGGCGTTAATCATCATGGCGAACTCTGTCATCGTGAGATTCTCGGCCTCTTCCCGGCTTATGCCGAAATGGTTACGCGCCGCCATGATGTAGTCGGCGGCGCGGAATTCTGCGGTTGTCTCGTTCGTTTCGTAACGCTGCAGCTTACGCACCTTCGCTTTGCCGATGATGCCGTGCATCATCAGGTTTTGCGCGACGATAACCATACTTTCCGGCGGCATGCTGCCCGGGCGCCAGACAAAGCCACGCTTACGTGATTTAGCTGGCTTCATCCAGCCAACCAGATCGCCGATATCGTCGTCACAACATGCTGTCAGTACCGTATGCGCGGCCATAATCGCTTTGCGTGACAGAAGCCCGCTTTGCATAAACCGCAGGACGCAATCAGGAAGACGGCTGTACTCATCGCGGATATAGGCCTCAGCTGCGCGCTGCGCGAATGGCGTCGCCTCGTCATTGCACAGGTCATAGAACGCCTGAACAATCTCCTCGGGCTCACCGATTCGCGCCATGTTGCGAAACGACGGCCGGAAAAAGAATTCCCGGTCACCGGTACCGATAACGCATTCGCCTAATTCTTTAATCGGGGTCATAGTCGCTCCATAAACAGTATCAAGGGCGCGTAAACGCCCTTTGTACTATTCACGAAATAGCCTGGCGGTTAACTGATGGTGACCGTGCAGGATGCTGACGTGATCTTGACTGGTGTCGCGGAGGAATCGGTGACCTCACAGGTATAAACCCCGTCATCACCGGAAGCAGCGCTGGCCTTGTTGAAGGTCGCCGTTGTTTGCCCGCTGACAACCGTGCCATCTTTCTTCCAGACGTAGGTGTAAGGCGCTGTGCCACCCTCAACCACTACCGACATATTCAGAGCCGAACCGGCCGCCACGCTCTTGGTCGTCGGCAGGTTGGTGGTAAACGCCAGCGCCGGTGGAGCGACCTCAAATACTACGGTGTCTGCATCAGCAACTTTCCACTCTCCGGAGAAGGTTGAAATATCCGTGGTGCCGAAATCACCAGACCAGGAGGTGGTGTTAAAGTACCCCATGATATAAGTGCCAGCGTCTTCACCAGTTAAGTCGAAGCGAACCCAGACAGACGGCTGCCGGCCGGCCTGCACTTCATCGAAAATATATTTCGAGATGGCAATAGCGCCAACTTCCGTCGTCTTGTCTTTCTTGCGGAACTCACCTTCGCCGGAGATGGTGAAGTCCATGTTGTTGACCAGGTTCTCAACCAGACCTTTCGTATCGTCAGCCTCAGAGGTGACGGTATTCATGGAGTAGTCAAAGCCCTTGGTGGTCATGGCGCCGAGTCGCTTCCATTCGGAAAGCGCTGGTACCGTATCAGCACAACCTAAAGCCATGCGGAGCACGGCCACCTTACCAATCAGCTTGCCGGTGTCATTAGCGCAGCCTTGCATGTATGCCTCTCAATTAAAAAAGGCCGCCATATGGCAGCCTGATGGGTGATTCTGACGATTATTCGCCGTATGTGCAGGAGACGAGTAGCCGGGTTACTAATCGGCCCTCTTCGGTGGGGATCGGCGCCGGTACATTGCCGACAAGCCGCAGCGCGCCAACGCAATCATCGGCGCCGGATTGCGCGCTGATATACTCGACAATGGCGTTTACCGCGGCGTCAGCAGCATCGGGATTGGCCTTCGAGGAGATCACATCAACCATCACATACCAGTCGCCGCCGAGGTCAAAGGTGATATCGGTACCGCCGGAAGACCGGAATACGATGAACTGATCAGCATCTTTCCCGGTGTCGCGCCATTGCCGCCAATGCACCTTAAACCCCGCGGTGAGCCCTTCGGCCACAAACAGGTCTTTGAGGCGCATGTACATCGGAGGAGTCATTGTGCTTCTCCACATGGAAAGACTTCTACGCGCCCCTTTAAAGTACGCTCGTAGAGTTCGCCTTTACGGCGTTTATGGGCTCTGAATGGCCTTGGATGATACCGAACAATTCCGCGCTGGATATCAGCAAAAAATACCCCGTCGATTTGGTTACCATTCACAAATACTTTGCGAGGGCCGAGGCCATCTCCGGCAAAATGGATAGTGCGATTCATAACGACAACTCCTTCTTCACCACCGCGTCAATCTGGCTGCGGGCATCTTCGAAGCCCTTCGTTAAGAACTCCTTACGGGCCGTTGCTCGCGTGAAGCTCTGTTTCACAGCCGGGTCGTGAACATACACCGCATAGTTGGCGGAGTAACCAACGCGCCCGGTTACCCGGGTGCCGTTAGCCATGATTTCGCGGAACTGGCTGTTGATGAGCGTCGACGTATCGATCGGGGTGTAGAGCGCCGCTTGTGCGCTACCGATGAGCATCGCAGACTGCAACGCGCGCACAACCTTGCGCCCCTGCACGTCTTTAATGATGCGGTCGAGATTGGCCTTCGCCTGGCGGATGCCGCGAACTTTAGCGCCCATAATCAGACTCCCGTAATCAGTGCGAAATCGTCCGCCAGTCGCTCGAACGTATCTGCGAACTGGACGATCTGCCGTATCTCGTCGGCCTCATCCGGCGGTGCTGCATCGGTCGACGCGCCAATCAGGATGTAATCCCCTTCCCGCGCCGTTGCGTACTCGGTCCATATCGTGTTTTTAACAACGAGCTCCCGGCCAAGGTCACCGATTTTTGCAGAGAGTCCGCCCTGGTAGTCGCAGAGGATAGCGATCGGCGCTTCCCACCCATACGGCTGACCTCCACCGTCGGTATCGCTACCGTCGGCATCGCGTATGCGCCGCCAGATTGTCGCCGTCGCGGTGTATGACCAATTAGCTACCGAAGACATCAGTCATCCCTCCATCGCAGCACGGCGGCTCCTGCGGCGCGTATGCGGTCGCAGGTAATGAACCACTCACCGTCGCTTTTCACGTACGCCGTCGTTTGCTGGCCGGTATCGGTGATCACCCACACCCGGGTAAACGTCCGCGGAAGCCTTTGCTGAACTGAAACCCACGCCATCAGCAGCCCCCGACCACCATAAACAGGCCCACACTGTTGCCGGCGCTGATCGGTAGTTCACTGGTGCAGCCGCTGGTATCCAGTTTCGCCAGCGAGTCACGCAGCCAGGTGATGCCATCGTCTCCGTAATCGAACGAGCGGGACGCGCCAGACGGAGCACCCTGCGATTTGATGCGGCGGGCGCCGGAAGACGTCGCCATGAGCGCAGCGGCATACATCAGTATGAGCTTTGCCGTGCAGTCGTCATATCCCGCACCATCGAGGCACGGGATAATCTTGTTCACCACGCAGAGAATCGGATCGAGCAGCGCGGAGGGGATGGCGTAACCCAACTCACCGAGGAACGCCTGCACGTCTGCCGCTGTGATTGGGTCAGCCATGGTTATTTCGCCTTCTTCGATTTGCTGGCAGATTCTTCCTGCTGCTCTGCCTGCTCTGCCTGCTCTGCCTGCTCTGCCTGCTCTGCCTGCTCTGCCTGCTCTGCCTGCTCTGCCTGCTCTGCCTGCTCTGCCTGCTCTGCCTGCTCTGCAGCATCATTACCAGGCGTAGCCACTTCCAGCTTTTTATCTTCGACTTCTCCCACTACCGACACGCGCCCAGCAAAGGCTGCGGGAATGTCCGCCGCGACGAATTCGTGGCCAACAGGAAGTTGCTGGAAGACGCCATCAATCATGCCCCAGCAGCCGGTTTTCTCGACCTTTAACGTTTTCATGCTTTCTCCCGAAGAAAAGGGGCCGAAGCCCCTTAACCCTGTGCGTTGAAGACTTTAGAGCGACCGTTGAAATCACGCTTAATCTGCAGACCAACTGCACTCCAGACCAGAGTGTTGTAGTTGTCGAACGGATTCTGTCGCGGGATCATGAAGGTACCCACCGGCGCGGCGATGCGCGTCTTGATGTACTGCGAGTTGCGAACGTACGCAATGAAGTGGTTACCGGTCAGCTTAAAGGTCTGGTTCACCGACTCAATGCGGCCGTAGCGCAGGATGTATTCCAGCACGGTGCCTTCTTTGAAGCCTGCAGCGGAGGAGTACGGCTTGCTCATGTTGCGCATGATGTCAGGCGACACCCAAACCTTCACCTTCTCCTGCACGTAGTTATCGTCCAGAAGCTTCGCGAACGGTCCGGTGAAGAAAGCGACCATCTCGTCAGGAGTAGCAGTGGTCAGGTCGATGTTGAGGCCTGAAGCACTCAGGTCTACCTGATTGGTGTTGGCGTGGTTGGTGATACCAGCGCCGACATAGCCCTTCACCTTCACCTTCGCATCGCCTGAAAGCATGTAGTCAGCCATGTCTTCACGGATAGCCGCAACGTGCGCTTCCTGGTCATCGGCCATCGCGTCGAGGTTTTCGGACTGCATGCCGTTCCACTCACGCCATTCGCGGCTGTAGCCGGTGTTAAAGATCGGGATCGGGTCGCCAGCTTCGTCGTAGATGACTTTATCCAGCTCTTCCGGAACATGGCCAGTCAGTGTGCGATGAACCTTTCCAGCGTCACTGGAAACGCGGTATAGCGCCGCCGTCTTGCCGATAGAGATCGGCGTACCGAGACCGAGCAGGTCATCAAGCAGGCCGTTGCCTTCGTCGTTGCGGAAGACCCGGGTGGTGATGTTGTCCACTTCACGCCAGTAGTCTTTAGAGATCAGCGCAGCCTGGTTAACTTCCAGCGCGCCGCCGTACTGGGCGGAAATGTTGTTCTGGTTAACGTTGAAGGATTCGCGCTGCATCAGCAGCTGATTCCATGCCTTCTTAATCTGGTTATGTTCAGTAACCAGCTTTTTGTTAAATACGATCATGCTCATGCGGTAGCTTTCCCTGATTTGCGAACTTTCACGAGCTGGGCTTCAGCACCAACGGTGATTTTTTCGCGTGAAAAGAAGAGGACCTGGTCGGTAGCTGGAGTGGTTGACTTGGCCAGTGTGCCGTCACCGGCAGAAACCAGACCTTCGTTTTCCAGCAACACTTCGCCAGCCTTTACCAGCATGTGGTAATCGACATCGTCTTCGCACATGATGGCCGCGCCAGTATCCCCGGCCGGCACTGCATCGCGGATATCACCGCCGCCGATATAATTGTGCTGGAGCGCCAAGGCTACCCCTGCACCACCGGCCACATTGTGAACAGCCAGTTTCCCTGTGCTATCCAGCATTACCAGAGATCCTGGCTTCACTGCTGCCGCCATGATTGCTTCAATGACCTGCGGGTCATTCTTGCGGGCCGGGCCCGCGATTACGGTATGGAAACGAGGTGCGAGAGCCATTATTCAGGAGCCTCCATAGAAAGGATTTCACTCTGAGCGCCATTCCCCTGGAATGCCGGGTTCAGACCGGTGCTGGTCTGGCACTGCGAGTACATGTCGTTCAGCGCTTCGCCTGCCAGCGAGTTGATCGCCGCTTCGGTCATGAACGGGAATTTCGCTTTGACCGCTTCACGCTTGGTCTTGAGGTCTTTTTCAGCGTTGGCCTGCAGCTGAGTTTTCAGCGTACTGATCTCGTCAGTCAGCGGCTTAATCGCCAGATTTACTGCTGCGGTAATCGCGTCAGAGTTAATCTGAGTACCCGGCTGGTCGCCTGCTTTCTTCTGTACCTGCTGGTTATAGGCATCCCAGACCTGATCGTCGGTCAGCCCCTCGGTTGTAACGCCTGCGGCATTGAGCGCGGCGATCATCTTCTCTTTCATCGGGTTTGTTTCTCCGTTGGTTTTGACTTCGTACTCAGTGGGTTTGCGCACGACCTCTACTGGATCGCCGACCAGCGTGACTGTGCTGTCGTCGATGAGGTATTTTTGCTGGAAGAGCTTATTGCCCTCTTCGAAAATGAATTTGTCGGGCCATACGGTCACGACATAGCGATAAACATCGCTGCCTGACGGCGCGCGAATGGCTTCCCGCAGCATCTGGTAGATTTCATCGAAGGAGGCTTCTGAGTTATGGGTGAGGAAGAACTTAACTTTGTTCAGCAGGCCATCTTTGAGGCTATTTGCCGCATCAACGAGGCTTGCAGTCTCGACTTCGCCTTCCTGACCATCGGCATTCACGAACATGCCGACTCCTTCCTCTGGAGTGCCGGCGCCCGGCTCATCGAGCAGGATAGCGATATGGTCGAACTGCATATTGCGAGCGATCCATGAGTACTTCTTCTGCTTCGACTCGCCTGATTTTCTCTCTTTGTTCGTGAGTAATCCGGTAGACAGGTGGATCGGGTCGGTGTTGGTGCCAGCGATCATCTCATCGAGGCGAGTAATCAGGCGTTTACCGTCAGGCTTTGTCTCGGCGACCGCCTTATTGATATAAACGTCCATGACGACCTGGTCGCCAGACTTGCTGACGTTCTGCGCCCATGCTCCGACGTGATAGCTATTAATGGCCCGCGGGTCATTGGCGCTGACATACTTGCCATCTACCATCGGGTGCGGAAGAGGCATCAGCTTGCCTTCCATCGTCTGGTAGCTGTTGTTAATCTCCTCCGCCGGGTAAAGGCCGCCATTCATCACGATGTCATCGACGATCGGGACCGCACCACGAATGACGTAGTGTTCCTGGCCGTTGATGGTGGTCGTTGAGATGTTGGAGGCGTTGATGGCGAGGGATTTAACGTGGATGCTGGATAGCTTCACGTTGCGTCCTCTTAATGAAGTTTGTTTTTTCGTGCCTGGCGTAGTTGCTTCTTGGTGGGCTTAACAGGGAACCACCAACAGGTTTCGAAGTTAATAAGCTCTCCTGATGGGCTGACTGACTCGGTCGGTTTTGAATAAATCCAACCATATCCATACAAAGTCGGATCATGCTTAAGTGTCCACATATGGGCCTCATTGGTGGATTTCTGGCAATAAAAAAGGCCGCCAGAGCGACCTTTACTAAATTTATTGGTGTTAGATCTCTATATGAGTTTCATAAGCCTCATCAATACTATCAGCACCTTCATCTATCAGAGTGCTCAATCTTCGAGAACTAAGCTTTGCCCAATTTCCTGTCGTGGACATTACCATGAAGCATAAATCATCGTCATGGTTTTCAACCAGCATCCAACCCAACTCTGCGAGTTCATAGTCAAGCTCAGAAAGGAAAGATGTACGAATTGAGTTCCGACCTGACATTGTGCGAAGAGTGTTTTTCGATATCTTATATCTCGAAATATTTTTGTCCTTTTCTTGCCCGTAATAATAGGCGTTAAGAACAATCAGTTTAGCGGTGTGAGCAGCGGATAAACGATGTTTTGACATAATATGTCCTAATGTTTTGTGAATTAAGTTATGAACCACTCTATTGGCTCAACCCCAATATCACACAACACCAGTTCTGAGTCAATATCACAACAATGACTAGCTATAGATAGTGATATTAGTTTTATACGCCTTTCGCTCTTTCTCCAACTTATCTGCCAGCCCCTCATTGAAGATGCTGCCGTCGTCATTGAGCAACACCGGAATCTGGCTGCAATAGCAGTTGTACCGGTTGCCGTTCTCGGCGTAGAAGTCTCGCACCTGCTCGGTGGTGTATACCTTGCCGTGGCGGCTGGCGTGCCAGCTGCGCGTCGTTGGCTTGAGTGCTGACAGCCACAGAAGCCCGGTATTCAGCCCCAGCCTGCCGGCAGCCCAGTCGGTTTCGTTCCACTGCGCCTGCCGCAGCGCACCGACCTGTTCAGTCTGAGCTATGGTCTTGGCCTTCGACATCGAAACATCGAGGCGCTTGCTGATGACGCTGGCCGTTTCACGTGGGTTAACTCCACGGGCTACCGCATCGGTGATGATATTGGTCAGATCGCCGCGGGCAGTGTCGCTGATGACCTTCCAGTCACTGAACGTTGTAAGCCTGGCTGCCGCAATCTGGTTCAGATAACCGGGGCTGTTTAAAAGCTGCTGTAGCGTCGTCTGGCTGGCGTAGACCTGAGACTGCTGCGAGAGGTTGTTGAAGGCCTCCAGCGTGCCGCGCTGCGCTTCTGCGACGACGTAATCCATCGCCCAGAGATTTTGCTCGCCACCATCCAACAGGTAATCGTCGAGAATGGCCTGCACTGCTTCGAGCAGGTCCGCCAGTTCCTGCGCCGACATGTCGTAGATAAACTTGCCGGCATTGACCTGGTAGAGACGCACATCCTCGCCGTGGTCATGGCAAAGGAAGTGCCAGCTGTGGCTGTTAACCTCTCGCTCACGCCCGGTCAGCCGCTGGTCGAACAGTACTTTCAGAGCGCGCTTAATGCCGAGATACCGATCCTCGATATCCCGGAAAATCGCGCTGACCTGCTTCGCTGATCGAGTCGGGTCAACCTTGCTGCGCGGAACTATCGGCAGCCCCACCTTTGCCGTCTGCTCCGGTGTCATCGACCAGTGGATCATTGGTTGTCACCTTGTCATTCGGGTTAGGTGGTTGCTTTGGCTCAGACAGAGGATCGAGGCCTACAATCTCGCGAAGTTCGTTGGCGGTGAATGGCGGTTCGCCACCATAGAAGCCCGACGTTTTCTGGACGATATCAGCCAGTTTCGAGGCGTTCTCGATTTTCTCCTTCTCGCCAGGCGCCAGCAGGTCAGTCCATGAAATAGTGACCTCTCCATTTGTCGGCGGATCTATAATGCCCAGCGTCCAGAAGCGTTCCAGCAAGGCTGTGATTCGGTCAGTCAGGAAGCCGTTGCGGCGGGTATTGCGGCGAATGGCCCAGTCGGTTTTATCCTCATCGCTCGCCAGGCGACCGGTCTGCTGCCCAAACAGGATGGTGAAAGGGATTTGCACTGACGCCGCCAGCTCGTTCGCGGTGACTTCCCACGTCGGCCCCGGGTCGCCGGGCGTAACGCTCAGAACATGCATCTGCCCGGCCTGCATGACCGCCGCTGCATCGGTGCCGCGGTTAAGCTTGTTGACTTTATCGCCCATCGCTTCGCCGAGGTCGGCATAACCAGCTTTCTTTGCCTGGTCGGAAAGGGTGGCCATGTCGGTTTCTTTGCTGAACTCGACCGCGATCTGCCGGCTGGCGTTCTTCAGGAAGCCCTCAGCGCCACCACCGGAAATCTTCTCAAGGTCGAGCCCTTTGTTGTATCCGGCTTCAAGAAGCGGAATACCCGACAGAACGTTGTCATCCTCTGAGCCTTCGCAGAACAAGATCACCCTGCTCGGATGCACTGGCTCGCCGCGCGTCGGTCCGACGAACGCCTCGTCTCCAACCGGCTGCTCGTTGAAGTTGAACATCTTCGGCTGGCCGAACGTCTCGGACTGGCGATCGTTATCCCATTCTGCGACAGTTAACTGTGGCTCCCATACCGGGATAAGTTTTACCAGCGCTGACTCGCCCAGGGATTTCACCAGTCTGGTATCTACTGGATCGCTCCATGGCTTGTTATCTTTCACCTGCAGCAGCAGTGCGGAGTATCGCCCCACCATATTACGGCGATCGGCATCCTTCACCTTCGGCCACCATTTCTTCATAAACTTGGTGACTTTCTTTTCCCACGGGTTGGTTTTCTTCGCCTCCTGGGACTCATCACCGTCAACGATGACCGGATAGTCCTGCCAGCAACCATCCAGAAGGCGATGCACCACTGCGAAGCCTGCGGCGTTGCGCCGGTACATGTTGTAGAAGTCATGGAAGGTAATGGTGCGCGGATAACCGAACTCCTGATAGAGCGTCGGGCGCTTGGTATTACCCCCGCCGATACCGATGGCGTTAAGGTAATTCGCTCGCCGCATCTCAGTGGCGAGATTGTTCACAGCCAGTTGAAGGCCGTTATCTTGTTCGCTCACTGGCGATGCTCCTTAGAAGAATACTGTGCCGACCTGCTTGCGGTTGTTTTTCGCCACGGCAAAGTAGCGAAAGCTGTCGGCGCCGTGCGATGTGAAGTCATGAAGGGGCTTGTCTTTCCAGCAGCCGCGCTTGTCGTCCCACTCCTTGCGGTAACCTTCGAGGTGGGAGATGCCAACAGCGCACTTCTCCTCATCGAATACGCAGGACTTAAGGATTTCACGCACCGACTCGATGCCGGTGTCGATCCCCGCTTTCGGCACAACGCGGAAGTTCATCGAATACATCCGGCCGTCAATCTCGTAGCCCTCACGCGCCAGTTCTTTGCGAGACTTCGCATCAGCGGCAAACTCGCGGTTCTCGATGTCGTGCGGACCCCAGTGCTCACCGTACTCATAGCCGCGGTCTTTCAGCACCTTCATGTAGTGCCGAAGCCCCTCGCCAGAGTTTTCGTAGTAGTCGATGATGTGAAACTCTTCGCCGACCTCGCGAACGAACCAGATCGCCGTGGAGTCCCCCACACCAATATCCCAGAACGTGTGAACCGGTAGATGGGAGTTATCCGGGATTTGGCCGATCCGCTTGTTGGTGTAGAGCCAGCGGAATTGTTTGGCGTAGTACGCGCCCTCAACCGACTGCTGGAACGCCTCGGCCGGAATGGTCGGGTATTCGCGCTTCATGTCGTCGCCGAGCGTCTTTTCTTTGGCGTAATACCACGCCTTTTGACGTTCGTTAACGACTATGCCGTGTTTCGCCTCCATCTCAGCGAAGTATTCAAGCAGGCGCGCCGGCAGCGGTTCTACCGGGTCAATTGCGTACTGCGGATTCTTCCACCAGGAGAAGAAGAAAAACTTCCAGTCCAGCGCAGATAACGGCTTTCCCTGTAGTAGCGCTTTCTCTGCCGTCTGGCAGTAATCGAAGAAGTAACCCGCCCGGCCCTCTGCGGTGCTCTCGATAGTTGCGAAACAACCTGTCGATACCGCCTCAAACGCACCAGTGACGATTTCACGGGCTTTATCCGGATACTTGGCGCATATCTTTCCGAACTCGGAAACGTGCAGGTAACGCAGCGTGCCGCCACGAAATGAGGTGCTGACGTAGAGAGAGCCTCCCTTCTTAAAGACCAACTCGCCGGATGAGTCGTTGCTCGCCGGATTGGCCGCCTTTATCTCGGCCGGCAACTTATCGTAGGCATATTTCACCTTTTCCCGGAACAGGCGCTTTGCGTCATTCAGCGTGTGGGCGATCAGCGCGCACTTTGCCGACTCGAACAGAGCAGCGTCGAGCTGGATGATGCACACCTCTGTGGTGAAGCCGAGCTGACGAGCTTTCAGGATGATGTTTCGGGTGTGAATCCCCTCGAAGTATTCCCGCTGCTCCGGCGTCATTCTGAAGCGGGTCGGCTTACCTTCTTTGTCGGTGATCCAGTAAAGATTGTTCAGCCGCCAGTCTTTATCAGCTAGCATCTTTAGATGCTCAGGTTTCATTACGCCCCCTGAGACAGTGAATCCATAAGGTCTGAAATTGAATCGACAACGTGTTCAGTTTTCACCTGCTCACGGAATGCCTGGACATCAATGTGCTTACCAATCAGTTCGAGGTTCTTTACCTTATCAGGCCACTTAATCTTCTTGAGCAGCGCGGCTGTGTTTCCCTCAGCTGACATCTCGACAACATCCAACCCGGATAGCGTCGTCCTCCAGACCTTAGGCCACTGAGACACCGGCTTGAGCTCACCGGTCGCGGTCAGGATGTCCAGCACGTCCATCTGGTCTATCTCAACAAGACGATTCAGGACGTATGTCGCATTTACACCAACCAGATCATTGCGCTGCACTTTGAGTTCAGCAATTCTTGACTGGATGTCAGGTTTTGACAGGTTTTCGGATGCGGTGCGGTTAGCTGTCTTTGCGCTGTACCCCGCCCGAATAGCCGCTTGTGTGGCGTTTAAATCGATGAGGTACTCGCGACAAAACATTTCTTGCTTGTCGGTGAGTGCCATGCTTATTCCAAAATGAAAGGTTTATTTATGTCTACAGAATCTCTTCTCAATACCATGCTCGAACATGATCGGTTCCATGACCAAGATGCGATGGTAGCTGGAATAGCCCAGAGGGCTGTAAATAATGGTTACGAAAGCTTAACTCCGCGACAAAAAGCGGTACTAAAGCCGTTTCTTACCCAACCTTGCGATGGCGTAACCGACCCTGGCGGGTATCACAATGACTGCCAGCATATTCTTGAAGGTGATGATTTTGAAAGCGCCATTCAAAACGACATGTACTACGGCGGATTACTTTGCCCTTCCTGTGTGGATGAGAAGGAGGAGCATCGACGCCAATGGGATAACATTCAAAGACAATAGTTTTAATCCACCAATGATTTCCTAGCATTCAGGTAATCAAATGTCATATCGAGGAGGATGAGTAGCGCGTCCTCCTCTGATATCCAAGGGCTAAGCTCACTCACTCTACGCTGCAACTCCTCAAGCACTTCCCGCGAACGTGCAACCTGCTTTCTCATATCAAGAGTCAAGGTGATAGGGCCTATTGTCTTAGTCATGATGTAGCTTCCTCTGATTCTCCCTCGACTGGCACTGGCGTGAACTGTACGCGCTTCACATCGTCAGAAGCAAAGTACAGCCACTCACCCGTCTCAGTCACCAGCGGCACAAAGCCATTAACCAGTTCAGGTTGACGTCATGACATCTTGCCCGTGAAGGTTTCACCTGTTTGGGTGGTTAGCGTGATTTGGTAGATGTCAGGCATATCAATTTCCGGTATTGTTTTCTCTAGATTGTAAAAGGAGGATTCAATATGACCTTGAAGAATATTGGCGATGTATCATCGCAAGTGAAAAACTTTGGCGAGCCTCTAAGAAATGACACCGAGGGTTTGCTAAGAAGCCTCAAAGAGCATTGGCAGAAACGTGATTATTTTCATGATTTCATTATAATTTCAGAGAAAAATTCTTCTTTGCGCATAGAAATGCCTGAATTTAAATTCTGGTGTGAATCTAAGCAGAGGTTTGTATTTTTAGACCGAGACTTGGTTTGTGAGATAGCCTTTTATACATGTAAAGAAGAAAAAGAAATCCCGATTTTCACATGTTTTTTGCGTCATGGAGGCGAGTTGTCCTTCGATACTCCAGAGTCTGAAGAAACTTTTAACATCTACTATGCCAGAAATGTAGAATCAGCAATGATTGACAAGATTATCCAAAATGCCTCAATTAAAAAATTCATTTCATTGTAAATGATCTATATCAGGCGATCTAAAAGACCGCCTGAATTAGTTTACCTGAGGCACTGCTCTTTTATGTAGTCCTGCATTCCGCGAATCATCTTGTCAGCGGTTGCGATTCCGTCCCGGAGATCGAAATAATTCCATTGAGCGTCTGGAGTAAGTTCGGGGGCTCCTGCATCATCCACGCCGGTGGCGGAGGTGGCTTTTGACACTCCAGGGCAGGTTGCGGCGATGCGCAGCCGTTTAGCGCCAGAATCAACATCCCGACGCAGACCATTAATGGTGTTTTGCGCATCGGCTAACTCCTTCGTGTATTTCGCATCCAGCTCAGCAACGTCACGCTGACGAGTCTGCATGTCAGCAATGGTGTCGTTCGCCAGGCTGAGCTGCTCAGTCACTTTGTCCCGCTGTCTTTTGAACTCGGTGGCGTTGCTGTGATAGTGACTGGCCAGCCAGCCGAGGCTGACTATCAGGCAGATCACAATAGCGCTGATAATGGCGGTTAACCGGCTCATTTCACACCATCCAGGCAGAGCTGTTTCTCTGCGGCGCGACGAGTCACAAGGCCGGGAAGAACTTTCCCACCACCGTACACCCAGCGAGAGAACTGGTTACATGCCTGCGTAACCTGACCTTTCACGAGTAGTGCAAACAATGTCGATTTCTGCATATTGGCGCAGCCTGCATTAAAGGTGATCGACGTGACCGCTGAAAATGTGTTGTCGCTTAGCCGTCGGCCATTGCCATAGGTATTTACGCAACGCTCGGCCTCAAGGATGTTTCTTTCCCAGTCAGCGGCGATCTGCTTGTCAGTTTTGCGCACACCGGGCTTAACCCCGTGCGTGTTCCCGATGCCATCCGTGAGCACAGCTGCCGGGCAGACATACGGATCACGCCGACAACCTTCAGCATTGCCAATCAGTTCAAGGCCCCGCTCGTTGGTGCGCACATGACCTGCATTCAGCACTATTGCGATAATCGCTGCCACAGAACAAACCGCGCCGGTGGCACCAGCTCTTTTAGTCAGTTGCGCCATCGTTGTTTATCCTGTTCATTGATTCGGTTATCACTTCAGCAGACGATGGGCGTTCACGAACCGGTTTCTGCTGCACGCCATGGAGATAATCAGCCAGCAACTGCGTTCGCTTACTGTCTTCGTTACGCTCTTTCCGTGCATCCATTCTCCCCAGCACAAACGACGCGAGAGAAATCACCACGCCAATAAAACCAAAGAGGATATAAACCATGTCCTGTGTAGTGATCCCCAGCATTGAGGCAACGGCAGCCAGCCACGCAAAGAAATGGGTAACGATATTCTCGTTCTGGTTGTTCATTTTCATGGCCTCTGACCTCCGCTGACGACGGATGGCGCTGTGCGTAAAGGTGAAAAGAGGCCCAGACCCTGCGGGCTGATTTATCAACAAAGCACGTCGGGGATGATTCCCGAGGGTCTGGGCATGCTCAATAAAAAACCCGCTCAAGGCGGGAAGAAATACCAAGGGTAAAAGCGACGGCGCGGTAGCCGTAATGGTCCCAAGGTAGAGGGATTTGGTTGTGGTGAAGGTTGCGAAGCCTTTGCGGATTTCCACCGAATTTTCGCACGAATTGGCGTGGGAATTTCGCCCACTACCTACACTTCCGTCTGCTCGCCAGTTTGCCAGAAGTGACGGCCTCTTAGAGGGGAGTCTCAAAACCGGTAGCACCGGTAATACACCACAATAGGAAAGAGCACTGCATGACGCTTGCACGGACTTACGACTTTCGTGGCAGTCTCGGCGGTTCTCAGTGCTCTTACCTGTTATGGGCTCCGTTTCGTAGAGCGACGACCAGGTGATCAGCCTGGTACCCGTAGAGACTTATTTTAGGCCCTTCAGCCTTTGCTCAGTTCTGGCGGCCTGTGGCGCTATTGCAGCAACGCCCCTGATGGATTGGATTATGAGCCCGTCATCAGGTCAGGCCATTATCTGGTGCTGGTTGACGGAATCGAACCGCCGACATCCTGCTTACAAGGCAGGCGCTCTACCTGCTGAGCTAAACCAGCAATCTGGTTCAGGGCTCTTGCGCGGAGGGTGTCGACGTGTCGTGCAGCACGTCTCTACCCAAGAGCCCTGACCGGATAGCAGGCATAAAAAAGCCCCGGCGGGATGCCGAGGCTCGGTGTTCTGATAGGTCAAACGCAAATACGGCAACCTACACTAAATATATTGCTCATTTGTTCATTGAAATGCAAGCACGTTGTGGCTATTTTTTGCAATTTTTCTCACACTTTCGCGATCGTTAAACGCATTTTGCAGCGGCTGGTACAGGCAGAAGAGCGCAGCGTTGATAATCTGCTTAACTTCCCGGCGGATGGTTGAAATGCTCGGGTGCTTATACTGGTTTCCGGCGCGGGTCTTCATCAGGCGAGGTTTGCTCACAGCATGCTGCCATGAGGCGATCCTTATCTCGCTTGAGTTGCAGACGTAATAGGCAAAAATCACCTTCCATGCGTTCTCATCTACGTTTTTCAGGTAATGTCGGATTACGGCATCAATCAGCAACCCATCATCATCGCTGCATACAGGCCTTGATGGTGCTTGCGGTTCAACCGTGGCCATGAACTTGGCAATCATATTTATCATCGCCTTGTCTATCTTACCTGTCTGGCACCACGCGCCCCAAAGCTGGAGCCACTGATCTATCCACTGGTGCTGTTCGTTGGTTAATTCCAGTTTCATGCTGTCTCTCCCAGGGTCTGATAGATGCGAACGAAGTTTCTCAGTATGCGGTAGTCAACCAGTACGGTGCCGCGGTGCCGGCAGAGGCGGAGCTTTTGCCAACGGTCGCGGATGCGTTCGATAACGTCACGGCTCATGCGGCCTCCATTTCGGTAATGGTTAGCTCAAGCCGCCCACCTTTGACGACAGGCATTCTCTTCACGCTGTAGTAATCAACCTGCTGGTCATCGAGCCAGAAACCCGATTTCGTCAGGGCATCGAATGCTGCCTTTTGCAGGTTGTCCAGGTCACGGCGCCGGCGATCCGGCATGTGGCACTCAATACGGATTCTCAGTGGCGTGGAAAGGCCGATATCAAGCATCAAGTCTTTGATGATTCTGGCGACACTGTCGCGGTATGCCTGCCCTTCCGCGCTGATGTGTGTGCGCCCCCGGTTATGCCGGTAGTAGCGGTTGTTGCTTGGTGGCCAGGGTAATGAAATTCGATATTGGTTCATGCTTTTATCAGCCCCTCTTTCATCCAGATAACCTGCGTTCTGGCCATTCCCTCCAGCGCGCACTCCTTCGCATACTCCGCATCTACCAGGCGCGTGCGGCGGTCTATTTCATCGTGACAGGATGAACAGGCGATAGCGGCGATCAGATCAGGCGGCTTAATCCCGGTCCCGCACAATCCAGCAATGCGGATATGGGCCAATACCGTGGTTTCAGGGTTACCGTTGCAGACGCCCGGGATACGAACCTGACATTCGCGGCCGCGCGCCGCTTTGCGAAGATTAGCCATGCTTACCCCCAAATCCGTTGACGAAGTGATCGCGGCGTATACTCCGCTCGAGCACAAACCGGCAGCCTGGCGCTGACCGTCCAGATCAGATAATCCGGGTTAAGGCTTTTCTCGGTGACGATGCCACGCGCCTGATATCTGGACACCAACTGTTCTGCCTGCTCCGCAGTGCATTCGGGATGCTGAAACCATGAGTATTTCATCAACATCACCCCGCAAAGCTCAGCAGCTGACTGGCGGCATTTTCAGCCTCAGCCGGCGAGTGGAATTTGCGACGCAGAATGTAGTTCCAGAGCACATTCAGCACTGATTTGTAGACGCCGTTAAACTGGCTGTCGTCCATGCTGGCGAAGGAGATCGACTTTGCGACACGACGACGGCTACCGTCAGGCATCTGGTATTCGTCGTAAAAGCCAGCCTGAATGGTTGCCCACTCGCGGAAGGATTCGAAGTGTTTCAGCAGCGCCATATCGCGGGAACGGGAGATGCCGACCGAGGAGAGATACATCTCCGCGGCGTTCTGGAGTGCAGCGCGCTGATCGAGGTCGGATGAGAGGAAGTCGATAAACCCGGATATGAGGGTGCGCTCAGCGGGCTCAATGAGGCCACCGGAAGGCGTCCAGTAGTGATACCCGAGAGTCAGAAGCTTGAAGAACTTCTTGTGGAATGCGTAATTCCTGGGCTTGCGGAACTCACCGCAAAGCAGTTGCCCTACCGGGATAAGTTGCAGGTATTCGCTGGTTCCCGGCTCTGCGGGAATCAGTACGTTTTGATAACTCTTCTCAAATTGCAGTGTTTGCGCCATGTGTCCCCACTTGGCGCCGGGGTAAAGTTGTCAGTTGTCCAGACTGACCAGGTAATTATCGCCCGTCATGGGGATAAAAGCAAAATGAGCATATACGAGAAAAACCCCTCCGGAGAGGGGTTTGATTTCAACTGAAGGCTTTACGTTCTGCGGAGGATTTAGGCACCCTTCACCTCTACGCATTGAATATTATCTACGCTCGGCGAAACGTCGTCCCAGGACCTCTTATCATCTGCAACTTTCATCGCCTTAATGGCTGCTTTGCACTGCTCCATACTCTGCATAGGAACCACCTGCATATTCGATGTATTGCTGCTGATGACGAAAATCAGGAAGATGTACGCCATCACTTCACCTCCTGCGGGGCGCATGGAGGCGGCATCCAGTGGGTTATCTCGTTTTCGATAGCATCGCCGCAATGATAAAAAGTCTGTGTTTTATGGCTGTAGTGACCGCTTGTTACTTCTCCAATTTCAGCATCCCATAGGATTACCGATATGCGGTCTTCAGGCATCCGCTCGCTTACCGGAATCCATTTACCCGGCACGGTAGCGGGTTCACTGCCGGGTGACTGCGGGGCGGCTGCGAGAATGGCGGCGCGGCAGGCATTCCAGGAATCAGCGGCCGCATTTCGTTGGTCTTCACCCCACTGGAATACAGCGTGGTCACGACGCCTGGCGCTGGCAAGAATCTCGATACTGTCCGAAGTGGCTTCCTCCGGCACTACCGGCTGCTGCGCGTGGCGATAGAGCATGATCTGGCGACGCGGATCGGCAAATTTATTCGCTTCTCGGTCAATGCCAAACAAATAGCCGATTCCAGCATCATTTACATCGCGCAGTTCTTCTTCATCAGTCCACGCCACCGGCTCGCTTTCCATTGCGGCCAGCGCCAGTTCAGCCAGCTGCAGGTCTGCCAATATTTCTTCGCGAGCGCTTTCGAATGCTGTCTGTCGTGATGCCATTTTCAGCGCTTTGACGTTTTCACGAGCGCGTTCGTGAAGCTGCTCTCTGGTTAATTTGCTGGTCATTGGTTAAGCCCTCACCCAGCCCTTGGATGTACTGCGGATTTTTCCCGCTTTACGTAGCGCCTGAAGCCGGCGATCGAGAATGCGGAAAGGCTCTGGCTTATTCTCATCCTTTGCAATACGGACGCATTCTTCTGCTACATCCCTGACGTACAGACTGGAAAATGGCGTAGGGTGCGCATCAATTTTGCTCATTATTTTTGAGTCGAGTAATTCATATTTGGTCATTGGTTGGCTCCCCGAAATAAAATTGCCTGCTGAAAACCGATTAAGAACCACAGCCCATCTGCGCGCTGGCTCATTTCGTACCAGTCCTCTTTGTTGAGGTCTGAAACGAGGTTGTCACCACAAATGCAGATATCGGTACCGTGGGGTCTGAGTCGTATACGGCGCCCGGAGTAAACCAGGCTGGCGTAGTGGAACTGACGCATATCATTTTTGTTACGGCCATCAATCAGCCTCCACCTTTATGCCAGCGGCGGCAGCTGTACGCGCATAAACGATCACGCCATCCTCGGGGCGCTTGCGTGGCAAAAAGATGCCGGGGCGCGGCCACAATGCAATAAAGCGACATTCTCTGTTTTCAAGACGGTGAAATGCTTGCTCGCTCATCACACCGACTGGTCGAAGATGCTCCTGTTCGCGCTCCAGCTCGGCGATGCGCTGGCGCAGTGTTTCAATCTCCATCTCTGCAGTATCGCCATAATGGACATTTTCATGCTCCAGCGGCGGCAGATCTGGAGTGTTCACGCCAAACAGCGCCGCCAGCGCTCGATAGTTCTGCTCGCTGTGATAGCGACCTTTGCAGCGGACCAGTTTTTCGGCTGCTGCGTTGATGGTCTGCGCCTTCTCCAGCTTTTCACCGGTCGACTTAGCTGTTTTTCTCCACGTTGCGCAAATACGTTTCTCTGATTCCAGTGCCACTACCAGCTCCATGGTCTCCGCCGGGGAAAGATGCTCACCACATTCAGCGTTGATTCTGGCTCTCTGCGCCAGTTCGGTGATATCAGTCATTGGCCTTTCCCTCGCTGCGGAACATCATGATTGTCAGGTCGCCTTTAGTAGCCAGGCGAACGGTAGAGCCAGGTTCCAGGCTGTTAAGCTCAAAGGCGTCATAAAACTCATTCACAGCTTTCTGGCGGCGAGATTCCTTACGACGCTTGTCCCACTGCCTCAGAGCATTTTTGGTAATCCACTGGCCTGTTTTAACCATGATGTATGCCCACCCCAGAATGGCTAAACCGGTATTGAGATAAGTGGCGATGCTCATTTCCCGGCCCCCTCGCGCAGCGAGTCTGCCAGCCACTGCAAATTCATGATCTGCACGCCGATATTGCTGAACTTCTTCTCCAGGTGAGCGATGGCCTTCTCAACTCCGCTCGCCTCGGCTTCGGCTACGATGCGATCGGTGGCGGGGGTTTCAGGCTTAAGTGCGTCAAGAACGGCGTGGATAACCTCTGTTTCGTTTTCAACCCATGACCACTCGGAGGTTTCATTCCAGTCATGATCCATTACTGCGGTTTCCATGAATGCATCGACTGCTTCGGATGGGATTTCCTTCTGGCTAAATACATTCTTCAGCGCCACATTCTCCGTAGCCAGCTTATCCATTTCGATGCTACGACCTTTCCAGCCCTCCCACATTGCAGCCATCATCATGAACCAGACATTCCCGCACCCCACCTTCTTCTCGTTAAAGAACCAGGTTACGAATTCAATGCTCATATCGTTTTGCAGTGCAATCTGTTCGACTTCGTTTTTCATTTTCTTACTCCCGCCAGGCACTGGTTAAAAAGGTTGGTCATTGGGTTTACGCCGCCAGGACGCTGGCGATACTGAACAGACGGATCGCTTTCGCTTACGGCTGTTGTGTCAATCAGGGTGTAGCGATAGCTCCGACATTCTCCTTCGCGCTTAACGCGTCCATCGCGGTTCATCTGCCACAAAGCAGAATTGACAACGGACTGGTCTAGCCCGGTCCCGCGGCGGATATCCTGAAAGCTGCAGCCAGGATGCTGGCTAACGTAATTAAGTACGACTTGTTTGCCCGAGTTCTTTTTCATCAGAATCCACCCCGCTTGGTTGGTTTTTCCTCTTTCTCGCGCCGGCGCTGACTGGCAGCTTCCTGATCGCAGTCATAAATCGCCCCGTGACGTTGCTCGCAATAGACAACACCAGTCTCACCATGCCGGTTAAGGCGCAGGAGGAGCTCTGTGTCGCTCTGGTTTGCGTTCTCGTCGTAGGCGCCCTCCCGGTATATGGCCAGCCAGTAATCGCAGTCCTGTTCAATCTGCCCGGTGTCGCGGGAGTCACTCGGCAGGGGGCGCTTATTGGTTCGCTTCTCAAGCTCACGGTTAAGCTGAGTCAGGAGAACCACGACGCAATCCAGCTCCTTCGCCAGGTTCTTGAGGCCTTTGGTGATCAGCCCGTAAGCAAGGTCATTTCGCTCTGCCTTATCGGCAGTCATCAGCGTCAGGTAGTCAACGAGGATCATTCCGACCTTGCCGCGTTCGCGCTTGATGCGACGTGACTCAGCCATGACATGCGCCAGTGAAATACCCGGGGTGTCATCAATCAGGAGGTTATTGGTGTCAATCAGCGCCCCCATCACGCCGGTGGCTTTTTTCAGATCGCTGTTCCAGTCGCCGTGATACCCGTAGTCGTCCTTCGTCATGTCCGGGTAAAACAGGTTTGGCGAGATCCTCCCCTTCTGCGCAGTGATTTTCTCCACCATTTGCCCCTCCGGCATTTCCAGAGAAAACATAAGGGCTGGCTCGTTCTCGACCGTCGCGCAGTTAACACCCATCTGGGTGTATAGCGTGGTTTTACCCATCTTCGGACGTGCGCCGATAACAAACAGGCTGCCGCGCACAATGCGCTTCACACCGAGAAGCTCATCCAGAGAGCGGATCCCGGTCGACAATCCGCGGGAACGACCATCCGGCTTGAGCCTTTCGTCGAATTCTGCTGACCAGTCAGTAACAGCGTCATAGAACGTGCGAAGCCCAGTCCGTCGCCCTGTTTTTACGTGCTCGGTTATCTCAGTGAATAATCCCTGAATTGCGTCAAACTTCTGTTCTGCCGTCATGCCGTTGCGGGCATAAAGCAACTCGATCGCCTTCGTTGTTTTCTCGATGCCGTAGCGCTCCATAGCGGTCTCACGAACACGCATCGCATATGCCACGATGTTCGCCGCGCTTGGCGTGTTCTTCGACATTTCAGCCAGGTATGCAAAGCCACCAACGGTTTCCGTCAGCCCCTTGCTATCGAGAGCATCAAACAGGGTCAGCAGATCGACAGGCTTATGGTCGCGGTACATCTGGCGCATTTCAGCAAAAATGACCTGGTGCTGACGCGCGTAGAACGATTCTGGCTTGAGAATCGAAAGTACCTTCTGAGTACGCTCGCTGTTGTCGTCGTCCAGCAGGAGTCCGCCAAGTACGCTCTGCTCTGCTTCAATACTGTGCGGAGGTGTCATGAAATCAGAGGTCATCACAGGCCCCCTCGCGCGTTTTGGCGTAGACATCGACGTTCAGGAAGTATTCCAGAGACTTGCGGCGCCAGGTTTTCCCGGTGCGCTGATCAGGGCGATTCTCAAGCATCCAGCGGCAGTTACTGGCGATGTAGCTCAGGTAAGACTCCCAGTCAGCCAGGGTAAAGCTGTGGCCATCCAGCTGGCGGGTGATTTTATTGGCCTTCTGCCAGAACGAGCGGATCAGGTTACGGCGCTTGTCAGTGAGGATCCTGATGCCTTGTGCTTCTGGCAGAACACGGTGGTAAACCTCAACAACCTGCTCACAGCTGAGAGACTGTTTTTTAGGTTCGGATTTTGGTGACGCTGATGCACTCTCTTCTACGTCAGTAGAAGAGATATTATTTAATATATTGTTTGTGGCACTTTGTTGGCATTCTGTTGGCACAACCTCGCCGGTACGCAGCGTGGTTACTGGGTTTGCGTTGGCACTTTGTTGGCATTCTGTTGGCACAAAAAATTGCTGATAATCGTCATATTTGGTGACGGTTAAGAGTGTAAATTTCTTGTTTGCCAGGGTGGTGATCATGCCCATTTTCGCGAACTTGTTCAGCAGGTACTTAACCCTGTCAGGTGCTATTCCCGTGTCTTTCGACAGGGTATGTCGCCCAGTGATCACCTGACCGCGGGAAACCGGATACTCACCAAACTCTGTGGTTACCATCCCGTCAGCTGAATTCACCTCCATGATTAGATGGATCCACAGATGGACGGCTTCACTGTCGGTCTTGTAGAACGGCAGCTCTCTTACTTTACGGTGCAGGAATACCAACCCCTGCCCTGATGGCTGAGGTTTCTCCATGGGCTTCTGAGACCCTCTAAAAACGGATATGCGGAGAACGTTACTCACGGCCTTCCTCCTTCCGTTTCAGCTCTTCCAGGATGGCGCGCATTTTCATGCCAACCACCGGGTTAACAGAGCGAATGAAGCGATCGCGGGTAACATTTTTGTGTGTTTGTGCCTGGTAAAATCGGTTGCTCTTAGGCATAATTACTCCTGTGAATTGATCCAGTTAATTCGCGTAGAAAGCCGTTAGTGTTCCAGCACTGCGGCTTTCGCCTTTTAGGCGCTTCATCAGTCCCACCCAAGCGGACCCGGGCGGCACCGCTCCGCACGCAAACCGATATCTGCCAGCGTTTCTACTGACTGCAGGTAGTGGCGGGAAACTACCACCGCCTCCGGCGGAACAACCTGCAAACCCAGCGCTGATATTTCCTTCGCCATTTCTGCGTAATACCCCTCGCTCTTGCGGCGACTGATTGTCGACTCGCTAACCCCTCGCATTTCCGCAAAAACCTTTTGGCCAATGGACAAAAGCCGGTTTAACAAAATGCCTTCAATCTCAATTGGGTTGAGGATTGGCGGCTCTAACTTTCGGGCTATTGCATTCTCCATCTGTGATACTTCCTCTGGTGTTGATTGGGAGGCCGCTGGTTAGGCGGCCGGAACGCCCTTCGGAGAAGGGAATAGTTTTGGAAGGTCTGGTCTAATTTGATGCGCCTGAACCTCCCCATTAGTTGCATTTACGATGCTGTTTACATGTTCAGGCGAAACCTTTGCCTTGTTGTGGAGCCACTTGTAAACCGCCTGCTGAGAAACATCGCAGGCTTCACCAAGCTTTTTCTGAGAGCCGACAATATTAATTGCGGTTTTAATGGTTGGGTTCATGACAACCTCCGTAGTAAATACAAACAAAGAATAAAACCTTAGTTGTATTTAGTCAACAACCATTTTCGTTTGCCGCTATAAAACCATGGTTGTAAATTGAGAAGATGAAAACGACACTTGCAGAACGATTAAGAGAAGCCAGAAAGGCTGCCAGCATGACCCAGAAGACTCTGGGAGATGCTGTTGGAGTTAGTCAGGCTGCGATCCAGAAGATTGAAACTGGAAGGGCTGCTCAGACCACAAAATTGCTCGATATAGCCAAGGCTTTAAGGGTGAGACCTGAGTGGCTTTCTTCGGGAACTGGCGCCATGAGGGCTGATGGTGAAGATGACAAGAAGCCTTCACACATAAATCATGATGTGTTCAGGGTCGACAATTTGGATCTGGCCGTCAGTGCCGGCCCGGGCATTGTGAATCAGGAGTTCGTGGAGATTCTCCACTCCGTTGAATATGCGCCAGCGGAAGCGCGCCACATGTTCGATGGGCGTAAGGCTGAGAACATCCGGATCATCAACGTCCGGGGTGACAGCATGTCCGGCACGATTGAGCCGGGTGATCTGCTGTTCGTCGACATCAGCGTTAAGAGCTTCGACGGCGACGGGATATACGCCTTCCTGTACGACGACACTGCTCACGTCAAGCGCCTGCAGAAGATGAAGGACAAGCTGCTGGTTATCTCAGATAACAAGAGCTATGCAGCCTGGGACCCGATCGAAAAAGACGAAATGAATCGGGTGTTCGTGTTCGGCAAGGTGATCGGCAGCATGCCGCAAACATACAGAAAGCATGGTTAGCCAACCAGTGGCCTGATGAGGTGTTTGGGTGATGAGAGAATATCTGATAGTAGGCGTGGTTACTTTGCTCTCGGTTGTTGCTATCGTGCTTATGGTGGCCTGATGAGCTGTATGCGAAGTACATGGGGCGGCGGATTAAGGGTGATGGCGAGTGACAGTTAAGGGCGGTCTTATGAGAATTGGTATAGCATTTCCGGCGAGCGTGTTCATCATTGCAGTCGCTTTTCTGGCGTGGTTCATTCTGGGTGGCTATGCGACTCCAGGTACATAAGGCAGATCCAACATGAGTGCAGATTTTAAAGAAACTTGCAGAATGGCTAGACAGCCAGTCCTCTGATGCTCCGCCTAAATAAGATTTAAACAATGCAGAGGAAGCATGTCTGACTTAGTTATCCCCATACTTATTACTTTGCTGATTATCGGGTTGGTTGGGATAGTCCTCAGGCTGGACAAAATTTTCTTCAAGCGAAGGGATGAGCGGGATGACTTTGAATAAGCCAGACCGGTAGTTCGATGTGTTTTTGGTAATGCCGCAGACGTACAGGAAGCATGGGTAGTCGGTACTGAAAGAGACGGCTTTGGATTGAATAAGGCATATTGACCACCACTTTAATTACTTAACATTCAGAGGGATACCATGAAAAATGAGCTAATGCCCCACCAAGAAGAAATGGCATTATTTCCGGTAAAAGAAGTGGAGGTTAATGGTGTTCAAATGGGTGTTCTTAACGATGGGACACCATTCCTAAGTCTTCGTGGATTAGCCCGTCTCTGCGGCGTAGACCACACCACCCTGCTTCCGTTAACTACCAATTGGCTTACAGAAAGAAATAAGCCAAGGGGAAGAAGAATCTCTGAGCTTCTCATAGAGAATGGATTTGAGGGCAATGAGCTTTATTCAGTTGTTAATGGTGGCGCATTCGGTGACAGTCATGCTTATCCAGATGCAGTGTGTATGTCTATTCTGGAATATTATGCCTTTGACGCCGCCCAAGTTGACAGCTCAACGGCAAGAAAGAATTACCGCCTCCTGGCAAGGCAAACTCTCAAAGAATACATTTACCGCAGTGTAGGCATTGATCCACGGAATCCGATAACTGGCGCTTGGAAGTGCTTCCAAGAACGGATATTGCTGAACGATAAAATACCAGCTGGATTTTTTAGCGTGTTTCGTGAAATGGTAGATATCACAGTACCTCTAATCAATGCTGGATTTGAGTTGGGCCCAAAAACCGTGCCAGACATTAGCGTTGGAACTCGGTGGGCAAATCACTGGAAGCGTAACAACTTAAGCGAAAAATACGGGGATATACAAAAACACCCTCACGTTTATCCAGACTGGTTCCCGCAGAGCAAGGCAGGAAACCTGCCTGCCAATATTTATCCAGAAGAGGCCTTGGGTGAGTTTCGCAGATGGCTTAGGGAAGATTATGTACCAAAAGGATTTAAAGAATATCTTGCTGACAAGGTTCAACAAAAGGTCATAGAAAACAAGAAAGCAATTGAGGTCTTAGAAAACCTACAGAGACCTGAGCTTTCAAATAAAAAACACTGATCAAGACCAACCCGGCCCCGCGCCGGGTTTTTATTGCCCCTACTCTTCCCTCAGCATCAGCACGTCCAGTGCCAGCTCCACAGCCAGATCTGGCTGGTCCCCCAGCCACAGCACCTGAATCATCTCTATCAGCGCCTCTCTTGATGGCTCGCGCTTCTCAACCAGCAGCTGCATAACCGCTATCCCGATAACCTGCGCAATCTGCGGGTGCATCTCTGCGAAAAACTCATCCTCATTCGACATGGCGCTACCCTCTTTGGCGTTTTTTTGAGCTTACCAGCACGCTTTACAAAAATAAATAACCAATAAAAACAACCAAATAAAACCATTCCAGCCATTTAAACAACTATTGTTGTTGACTACAAAACAACTATGGTTTTAAATTGACTCATCCAAACAACACCGGCAACGCCGGGGTGAAGTCAAAACGTCCCGTTAGCCGCGATAAGGCAAAGGTGAAGAGATGATCCGCGAAGAAGATAAAACTGAGTGGTTTAAGTTTCTGGCACACGCATTCGCCATCGTCGTATGCGTACTGATAGCAAGCGCATTCTGCCTGATGCCTGGTGGTTCAGCATGAGCAGAAACGGCATTCGTTCACTGATTTACTGCCTGCTGATCTGCGGCGTTATCTGGACAGCGTTGATTATCAAAATTCTGCACGTTACGGGGGTGTTCAATGGTTAGTCATCATTACGGGACACAGACCGTTAACCGCGGCGCCGTTCTGCCAGGGATGCTCGTTAAGCATCGGGAAAGCACCTGGACAGCATCAGCAAATAAACGCGGCCGCCTGTACCTGCATCGCGGTATTGAGCGGACTTACACAACCGACTTGCTGGTTGAAGTTTATCTGAACGGGTTGGGACAAGGTCTCAGCCGGTAATCGAAACGAAGAATTTAACTGAGCTATCAGGCAGCCATTACGGTGCCGGGATTCTTACAACCAAATTTCAGGAGCGAGCTATGAACGCATACCGCGCATATGACGTGATCGAAGAGCGTAAGTGGGCCGAGCAAACGCTCACCGAAGAGAAGCAAAAGTGGGTTGACGATCGGGCGCAGGAAATTATCGACGCGCTGCCGAAAGAGCCGTCAGGCCTGTTCCGCTTCTCTGTGCCGATGGACAAAAGCCCATACGAAGGCCTCCGCAGCGATTCCGCCGGAGAGGCATATAACGATTTCATTTCGGCAGTTGCTTACGCCCAGGCGGAATACGACTGGGATCACCGCACCGGCTGCCCGTTTTAAATTTAAGGGGAATTCTATGAGCACAGCACTTTCTACAATGGCAGGGAAGCTTGCCTCCCGCCTCGGCATGGATGCCGGAACTGACCTGATGAACACGCTGAAAAATACAGCATTTAAGGGTGGGAATGTCACTGATGAGCAGTTCACGGCACTGCTGATCGTCGCCAACCAGTACGGACTGAACCCGTGGACAAAAGAGATTTATGCATTCCCGGATAAAGGTGGAATTGTTCCTGTAGTCGGCGTTGACGGCTGGGCTCGAATCATCAACGAACATCCTCAGTTTGATGGAATGGAGTTTGCCTACGACAAGGAAGAAGGCGCGTGTACCTGCAAGATATACCGGAAAGACCGGACACACCCGACCATCGTTACTGAGTACATGGGAGAGTGCAAACGCAACACTCAGCCATGGCAGTCCCACCCTACCCGTATGCTTCGTCACAAGACGCTGATCCAGTGTGCGCGTCTCGCATTTGGGTTTGCTGGCATCTTCGATCAGGACGAAGCCGAGCGTGTCATTGAAGGGAGTACGACAGAGGTTCATGTAGGGCATGAGTCGGATGGTCGTCGCCCGGAACTGATCGCAAAAGGCGAGTCTGCCGCACGCCTTGGAACTGTTAAGTACCAGGAATTCTGGGTGGCGTTAAGCGCAGAAGAGAAACAGGTTATCGGCGCGGTTGAGAAGCGTCGCATGTATGACATGAGCCTTGCAGTCGACAACGCAGAACCTGTCGATGCCGCAGCGCCGGAGGATAAATGATGGAACAACGCACCCCAGAATGGTTTGCCGCTCGCTGCGGAAAAGTCACAGCCAGCCGCCTTGCTGACGTCATGGCCAGAACCAAGTCTGGCTATGCAGCAAGCCGACAGAACTACATGGCCGAGCTGATTTGCCAGCGCCTCACCGGGAAGCTTGAAGAAGGTTTCTCCAACGCCGCAATGATACGCGGAACAGAACTCGAGCCGGTAGCACGCGAGATGTATGCGCTGAATGAGTTCGATGCCGAAATCACTGAGGTGGGGCTTATCGATCACCCAACTATACCAGGATTCGCAGCAAGTCCTGATGGGCTTGTTAATGGTGATGGGCTTATCGAAATTAAGTGCCCCAACACCTGGACTCATCTTGAGACCTTAAAAACTGGCGAGCCAAAACGCCAGTACCTGTTGCAGATGCACGCTCAGATGATGTGCACAGGGCGCAAATGGTGTGATTTCGTTAGTTTCGACGATCGTCTACCGCCAGACCTCGCCTATTTCAAAAAGCGCATTCACTTCGACGAAGCACTGGCAAATGAGATTCAGTCCGAAGTGAAAAAGTTCCTGGAAGAGCTGGAGAAAGAGATTTCCAGCATAAAAAACCACGACCATGCCGCATGAGAAAGGCAGACACGAAACGAGGTGCGCAATGACTGATTTCGGCGGATCGAAAACTCCAAAAAATGAACGTGACTACTGGCAAACGCCGATTGAAATTTTCAACGCGCTCGACCGCGAGTTTGGCTTCTGGCTGGATGCTGCAGCCTCTGAGAGTAATGCGCTATGCGCTCACTATCTCACTGAGCTGGATGACTCGCTGAACAGCGAATGGACGTCATGCGGCTCGATCTGGTGCAACCCACCCTATTCCGATATTGGGCCGTGGGTGGAAAAGGCTGCTGAGCAATCCCGGGCGCAGTCTCAGGCCGTAGTGATGTTGCTACCGGCTGACATTTCTACCGGCTGGTTTATTTCAGCCATGCAATCAGCTGATGAACTCAGGCTGATAACGGGTGGCCGTGTTCAGTTTGTTCCTGCATCCGTTACAGGAAAGCGCCAGAGCAACCCAAAAGGCTCGCTCCTGTTTATTTGGCGCCCGTACATCACCCCGCGACACATCATCACGTCCATATCGCTGGCTGAGTTAAAGCGGATCGGGAATCTGGAGGCAGCATGACGCCAGAAGAACAGGAAAACGCTCTCCGCGCCCAGGCTCGTCGCTGCGCAGAAGAGATAACCAAAGCGATGAGCGTAAAGCCTAAACCGAAGTGGAACGCTGTATGCCCCCCCATCCTTCGCAGGCACTACGAGAAGGTAAAGCCGATGGGTGTCAGCCTGGTAAAATTTGTCAGTGTTATTGGCCGCATGAATGGGCGGTATGGAGTGGAATCATGAAAGAACGCGGAATGATTTTTAACGCCGATATGGTGAGGGCCATCCTCGACGGCCGGAAGACTCAGACTCGGCGGATTATGAAACCTCAACCAGAACCATGCCCCCGGGGTGGACACTGGTGGCCAAGCAACGTGTTCAAAACAATGCTTCATGTCGAAGATGAAATGCAGAACGGCAAAGGTGGCTGGGGTGGGCTTGTTGGAGATGCTTGCCCGTTCGGAGACGTCGGCGATCGCATCTGGGTAAGAGAGGCGTTTGCAAGCGGTTTATCCACAAAATCTACGCTTGCCTACCGAGCAACTCACAAACGTGAAGATTTGGAGGATGGCTTTTACGACACCATCAAGTGGACGCCATCAATCCACATGCCGCGCTGGGCCAGCCGCATTCTGCTGGAAATCACCGACGTGCGGGTTGAACGACTGAAGAGTATCAGTGACGGCGATGCGATACGCGAAGGGTGCAGTATCGCCGACATGAAAAGTGGCGACTGTGTAGCTGATGTGTTCGCGCGCCTGTGGGCGTCAATCTACGGTGCTGAAAGTTGGAACGCCAACCCCTGGGTTTGGGTTATCGAGTTCAAGCGCGTTGAAGGCGGTGCAGCATGAGCAAATACCCAAGAGTCGGCAGTGTTGCCGCTAAAAGCAAAAATACCTCTGCCAAATGCAAGTGCGGTGCAGTTGCGAAGTTTAAAACCACGGTGGAAGTAAATGTTTTCCGTGGTGATGACGAAGTGGTCTGGTCTTGTAACGAGCATAAAAAAGACTGTTCATTTTTGGTCGACTGGCAAGGCGGTGCAGCATGAGCGCAGAAATCATCGATCAGGCCAACGAGCTGGCAGAGCGCCGGCTGGAAATGACCATCCAGAACATGCGCATCAATCATGCGGCGGTCTCGGCTACTCACTGCCGCGACTGCGGGGAAGAGATACCCGAGCGGCGCCGGGAACTGGTGGCTGGCTGCCAGCGCTGTGCTGACTGTCAAGAAGAAGAGGAATTACGCGGTAAGCATTGGAGGCCGTGATGTTCAAGTTAATTCAGAGAGGCCAAGTCTTTGCTGATTGCCACGGATGGCCGGTAATTGTCGCCGGCAGTGACGCTAAGGTGGTTCGCTACTGGCGCCAGGGGCGGATCAACACAGCAAGCATAGACCGCTTTAATAATGATTTCGAGCCGCTCTCTCACGAAGAGGCCCAGCAGATAAAGGCAGATCTGGAGCAGAGCGAACACATTAAGAAACTGCGCTCACAGCGGGCGGCGTAACCGGGAGGAAATATGGCGTCTGATAGACCGATTACAGCACAGCAGGCCGCCGATTTGCTCATAGTGTCGGCGCGGGTGATCTACCGCCTGATTGATTCTGGAGAACTCGCCGGCCGCAAGGTCGGCAACAAGTACAGAACGACCGAGGCTGCGTGTATTGCATATTTGAAAACCCCGCGCGATCCTGTCATCGCGAACGCGGGTGAACATAAAGGAGAAGTTTTATGTCAATCACCCTCAGGGGCGGCGTGTGGCACTGTCATTTCTTTACGCCGTCAGGAAAAAGAGTTAGGCGATCTCTTGGCACGGGGGACAAAAAGCAGGCTCAGGAGCTCCACGACAAGCTGAAGGCGGAAGCGTGGCGGGTTGACCAGATCGGCGACCTGCCCGTCAGAACCTTCGAAGAGTGCTGCATCCGGTGGCTGCGGGAAAAGGACCATAAGCGATCGCTGGATGATGACAAAACCAAAATTGAGTTTTGGCTGCAGCATTTTTCCGGCCGTGATGTCTCGAAGATAACGGCGGAGGAAGTTCATGAAGCCGTTAACGGGATGATCAACCGTAAACACCTGCAGGTGTGGGAGAGTAAGCGTGATGCCGCGATGAGGAAGGGAAAGCCGGTTCCGGAGTACAAACCACGGCAGGTTTCGCAGGCTACGAAGGCGCAACACCTTTCCTTCATTCGTTCGCTTCTCAGGGCCGCGGCGAATGACTGGGGCTGGATAAAAACAGCTCCTGTTATCAAAACCCGCAAGCCGATCAGTAAGCGGATACGGTGGCTGACCAGAGAAGAAGCTGAGCGGTTGATCGAGTGCATGCCGGAGAGCATTAAGCCAGTGGTGATATTTGCACTGGCAACCGGCCTTCGCCGCTCAAACATCATCGGGCTTGAATGGCAGCAGGTCGATATGCAGAGAAAGGTTGCATGGGTAAATCCGGAGAACGCAAAAGCGGGCAAGGCGATTGGCGTGGCTCTGAATGATACCGCATGCAGGGTATTAAGGGATCAGATAGGGAAGCACTCCAGGTGGGTGTTCGTTCACACCACGGCAAAACATCGCCCTGATGGAACACTAACGCCCGCAGTTAGAAAAATGCGGGTGGATGACAATAACGCCTGGCGCGCTGGGTTGAAAAAAGCGGGGATCGAGGATTTCCGTTTTCATGACCTCCGGCACACCTGGGCGAGCTGGCTTATTCAGTCCGGCGTCCCGCTTTCTGTTTTACAGGAAATGGGAGGATGGGAGAGCATCGAGATGGTGCGTCGTTATGCTCACCTGGCGCCGAACCACCTGACCGAACACGCACGGAAAATTGACGCCATTTTTGGCGCTAGCGACACAAATACGACACAAGGAGGAAATCAGGCTGGTTTAAAACTGGCGTAAGTTATTGTTTCTTAATGGCACGCCCTACAGGATTCGAACCTGTGACCTACGGCTTAGAAGGCCGTTGCTCTATCCAGCTGAGCTAAGGGCGCCCTGAGAAGCAAGTGCTTCGCGGAGTGAAACGCGTGGAATTATACGGTCCACGTCGGTCGAGTCAATCCATTTTGCCAGGAAACTGCGGGGCTTATACGACGCTGGCGAAATATCCCCCACCAACTGTACAAGAAGCATACCGCCGGGGCTAATGCGCGCGTAAATCGACTCAGTGGCCAGGCGCAACGCACCAATAACCATGCAATAACCATGGTCATAACAGGCTAAATTAGCCTCAGACAGGATAAAACAGCAAACGAGGACTGACAGCGAGGCCCGCTTCTGACAAAATATCCTCATCCCCCTTTCGTAAAGATACAGATGGAATCCTCTCTCTGATGGCAGCAAAAATTATTGACGGTAAAACGATTGCGCAGCAGGTACGCTCTGAGGTTGCGGAAAAAGTGAAGGCTCGCGTTGCGGCCGGAAAACGCGCCCCTGGGCTGGCCGTCGTGCTGGTCGGCAGCAACCCTGCCTCGCAGATTTATGTCGGCAGCAAGCGCAAAGCATGTGAAGAAGTGGGCTTCGTCTCCCGCTCTTACGATCTCCCGGAAACCACCAGCGAAGCCGAGCTGCTGGAGCTTATCGACACTCTGAATGCCGATAAGACCATCGACGGTATTCTGGTTCAGCTGCCCCTGCCGGCAGGGATCGATAACGTCAAAGTTCTCGAGCGCATCGCGCCGGATAAAGACGTCGACGGCTTCCATCCTTACAACGTTGGCCGCCTGTGCCAGCGCGCGCCGCGCCTGCGTCCGTGCACTCCGCGCGGTATCGTGACCTTGCTGGAACGCTACAATATCGACACCTACGGCCTCAATGCGGTGGTCATTGGCGCCTCCAATATCGTCGGTCGCCCGATGAGCATGGAGCTGCTGCTGGCCGGCTGCACCACCACCGTCACCCACCGCTTTACCAAAAACCTGCGCCATCATGTCGAAAACGCCGACCTGCTGATCGTCGCGGTGGGCAAACCGGGCTTTATTCCTGGCGAGTGGATTAAAGAAGGGGCGATTGTGGTCGATGTCGGCATCAACCGTCTGGAAAGCGGCAAAGTGGTCGGCGACGTGGTGTATGAAGATGCCGCCGAACGCGCGTCCTACATCACCCCGGTTCCCGGCGGCGTTGGCCCGATGACCGTCGCCACCCTGATCCAGAACACGCTGCAGGCGTGCGAAGAGTATCACGACGTTGAGGAGGCCTGA